CTACGTCGATTTTTCACTAAACCGCTCTGGCTGTGCCGGGATTCGTGACGGACCGGCCTTGGCCGCAGCGGCTTCCTCCGGTGTCAGGAACTTCAGATAGCCCTCAGTCGTCGTGATGCTCTTATGGTTAAGATGCTGTTGCAGGGCATAGATGTTGCCGCCGTTTTTCAAATACCAGACTGCGTAGAAGTGCCTCAGGTGATGGAACGTGAAGGGGCGGAACTCGCGGCCCTCTTTCTGTGCCGCCTTTTGTGCCGACTTGACCAGCTCGTTGAAGCGGGCGGCGACGTTCCGGTAGGGCTCGCCGTTGCCGTGCCAGAACAGCCACCTGCCGGTCAGGTGGGCAGGGATCGCGCTCATGACCGCCCAGGCGGCGTCCGGCAGGCTGATGGTGCGCTCCTGGTTGCCCTTGCGTCGGATCGTCAGCTGCCGCCGATCGCGGTCCAGGCGGCGTCGCTCGGCCTTGGCTAGCTCGTCCTGCCGGCAACCGGAGTCTCGAGCGGCCTCGATCATCTTCGCGAAGTTGCCCGGCGCGCGGCCGATCAGATACGCTATGTCTTCGGCAAGGGGCAGCACGATCGGCTCGCGGCGTTCCTTCAGCCGCTTCAACCGCGCCAATGCGGGGTTGCTTTCGTCTGGCCGCCAGCCCTCCTCGATTGCGAATTCGATGACCGATGAAAGCGCGGTGAGGTCGCGGCGGATGGTGGCCGTGGTGATGCCCTTGGCGCGCCGCTCCCGCACAATGGTGCCGATCAGCTCGCGGTCGATCTCGTCGAAGAACCGCGGCTTCAGCCAGGGTTCCAGCATCTTCAATGAAACTGCGTATCGCCGGCGGGTCTGTGTGCCGACCTGGTCTGCGATGTGGAGCGTCCATGCCGCAAAGACGTCGAGGTAGCTTTTGCGGTCTTCGCCGAATTTGGCGATGCCTACCTCGCGCTGGTGCCATTCGCTGGCTCTGCGCTTCGCAACGCCTGCATCGCGCGTTGATAGGCTTCCTCGGAACTCTTTGCCGGCGACCTGAAACCGCGCCCATTTGATGCCGCCGCGGTCGAAGACGTGGCCCGGCTCGCGCCGCGGTCCTCTTCCTCCTCGAGGTTTCTCCGACACGGCTTTGACTCCTTGGCCTTGAGCCAGGCACGCAGCTTGGCCTCATTGAAGGTCCAGCACTTGAACGGTTTTGCCGCGCCCTCGATATCGCCCCGCGCCGCCGCTGCCTGCAGCGTGCGCTCGGTTTCCCCGGTGATGGCAACCGCCCGGGGCATCTTGATGCGTTCCTGAGGGCTGGCAAGGGGCTTGCGGGGCATTTTAGGTGCCTTTCCCCAAGGTCGCCGAGCGCTCGCCGGGGTTCGGCGGGGTATCGAGCAGGATACGGACTGTGTCCATCTTCACGAGCAGATCGTGGATCAGCGGTGCCGTGTCGGCATAAACGTGGGGCATATCCTTGAGGTAGCGCCTGATCTCGGAGGCGGCGTCGGACAATGTGTCGGAAATCATCGGAGCTCCCCGCAATAGCCCGCCGCCATTTCCACTGGCATTCGGGGAGGCCACAGGCCGGGCGGGATGGTGGCGGGGCGGGTCATTGGGGCACGTCCGTCGGCGGATCGTCGGCGATCCTGTCGAGTTTCGGCGCAGCTGCGCGGTTCTTAGCAACGAAGGCCTCAAGTACGGCCAGCATGTCTTCGCGGTGCCCGGTCGACATGTAGTTGAAGCGAGGCAAGCGGGCTTCTTCCGCCGGCGGAACGCGCTCGGCAACGAAGAGCGTGACGTGGTAGTTTGGGCCAAGTGCTTTCCGTAGCCCGTCGAGAGCGGCAGTCATCAGGTCGACGACGCTCCGCTGCACAGGGCCGTGACCGGCCGGGAAGATTTCATCCGGCGAGGCATCGCGGGAAAGTTTCTGATCGCGGCGGCGTTGATGTCTGTTCATGATCCAGCCTGCGCCAATTGGCGCACCCTCATTTCATCGTTTCCGCCCCGCCCTCGCGAACGCCCATCGCGAGACACATCGCCGAAGGCGAGCCGCAAGTGGAGAAGATAGGATCATTGCGGAAGCGCTTAAGCTCAGCGCGGCCTGCGGCCGTGACGCGATACTTTGTCTTGTGGTACGTCCATGGCTCCACAACTCTTTCGGCCAAACCCTTTTTGACAAGGCCATGAAATGTCGAATGAGAGGTCGCGCCTTTGACGACGTGATGCAATTCGCCGTCTCGAAGGATTTCAAGATGATCGGCCTGTCGTTCCGTCAGCTTCATCGTCCGCGCTCCGCAATCGCCGAAAACACCACAGCCCGCATCGCAACCAGGTCGCCGCGTTGCGCGTACAGCTTCTCGCAGACGATCAGCGGCGAGATGCCGAGCCGATACCAGAATTGAGCCTCGCCGTGATTGTGCTGCGCGGTTTTAAGGACGCGATGGTCAGGTCCGCAGAGCGGCAGCGCCCATTTGTCGGGCGGCGTTTTGTTCATGCCCGATGCCTTGCGAAAGGCGGCCGACGCCATGCGGACGTGCGCGGCCTCGCCGCAAGGCTCCATCCCGCAGTACAGACAGGGCAAGGTCCGGACCATTGCGAGGTAGTCAGGATCCCGCTCGGTCTCGATCGCGCGCGGCCGTGACGCTGGGGCGTCGAAGCGCTTCAGCAGCGAGCCCGGGGCCGATGGCGGGATGATGCGTTGAGGGCGGGGAAGGATCATGGCGCTGTGCTCGTTTCGTCAAGATGCTTGGCCCACGCCGCGCGGCAGGCCTCATCGCTCTCGAAAAAGAAAGCGCACCAGTGGAAGTCCTCTCGCGTGCTGTGCGCATAGGCCCCGCCGTAGCCGAGCAGCCATAAGGTGAACCTGTGATATCGGGTGTTGAAGTTCGCCACGGGAAGCGCGAGGTACAGCCGGTAGCAAAGCCAGCACCAAAACCACATCCAATGATGGTATGGGGTCCATCTCACGGCTCGCTCACTTCCTTCGCCACGATCTCCTGAAACGCCAGATTGCGCACGTCATCGATCAGCATGACGATGTCGGCCATGGCGTGGCCGCAGTCGCGCAAGGTGCGCATCGCCGCGGCCTCCCGGCCGGCGGCCTGCTTATGGCGGATCAGGTCGTTGGCCATCCGCTCGACCTTGGCGTTGCGCCAGGTCTTGTTGTCGACCATCGGGCTATCGACGATGTGGAGGTGAAGATGCGAGGTCATAGCCAAAACACCTTCGGACAGTGGCGGCAGACGATGTCTCCGCAAGAGACGATGGGATGATGCCCGGCCGGGTTGAGGCAGTCGTGGTCGACGCCGAAGGGATCGGCCGGCGTGCAGGTCGGTAACGGCGCGTCGGCAGTCAGAACGATGAAAGCTTCTGTTGTGCGTTCGTAGACCTCAAGCACGGGCATCGCGCTACTCCGGTTTGATAACGACGAGTTGCGCGTCGCCTGGGGCAGTTTCGCGAACGACATGCTCGATTGTGAAGTCGCGGAATTCTGCGCCATCATCGACCTGGAAATCGGCGTGCATCGGCAGTTTCAGCAGCGCGATGACCACGTCGCGAACTTTCTTGCAGCCGGGATGCAGGTCGGGTTGATCGGGGAGAGGAAGCGGCGGCTCAACCATCGGCCCGTGGGCCACATCTTCCGCAAGCCGGTTATCTCCGAACAACTTGCGCAGTGTGGTGAATCCGTTCTGCGCCTGCGCGATGATCTCCTGTTCTTCGCGACCGCCATTCTCAAGAGGAAAGGTCTGTTCGCAAAGGTTGATCAGGTCGCGCAGTGCGCGCATCGGCTCGCGTCTGCCGTCGAAGTCGGAGATGCCGTCGTGGATGCTCATGCGAACTCGTTCCTTCCCATGTAGGTCAGTGAAGAGGATCGGTAGCCGTTGAACCGCTGGCGGGTAAGCTTGGCGAGGTCTTGCGCGGCTTTGAGTTGCGCGGATTCATCCGGCGTCAAGCGCTCATGATCGATGCGGCCGATGTCGAGACGCTTCTGTCCGGCGAAGGCCTTGGAAACGGTCGCAACCAGAAACCGGCCGCGGTCGACCTTATCGATGCCCAGCATCGCCTTGGGGACCCAGACGGCGTTCAAAACATCGCCGTCGTCGGAGACGTAGAGGGCCCTGCCGCTCTTGCTCTCCTGATGCTTGACCAGCACGAGGGAGGTGAATTCAGCGAACACCTTCGGCAGCGGGCGCCGGTCGAACGACCGGGCAGCGGCCGGGGCGGCGGAGGGGACGACGGAGGAGGTGGCGGGGGATTTACGCATGACTGTTACTCGCGAGGTTTGATGTGGACGTAAGATGAAAAGACGGGCCGCCGCTGATTCGAGGTCAGCGACGGCCCTGGCATCCCCAGTGTTGCTGGCAATGGAGATACGTTCGTGGAAAATGAGGTGGACGAATTCTACCGATGGCTCGGCATGTGCGTGGCGGAGTGGGCGAACGTCGACAACAGGCTGCTTTTCACCTGCTGGACATGCATGCGCACCCACATCGTTATTGCTGGCGTCGCGTACTACCACACACGATCGCTGTGGCGGCAGCTTGAACTGACGAACGGGCTTTTGCACGCGAGCCTCGTCGGCGAGACCGCAGACGCCGACCTCAAGGAATGGGACGCGATCAAGTCCAAGATCGAGAAACTGCTTCCGGTTCGAAATCGCCTCGCCCATCAACCGGTGGGAAAGAGCCAAGATTTTCCATGGTCTCAGATCGAACCGAGCATTGATGCCGCCTTCGCCGAGACATTGTTGCCCCGCTACAAGATGGCGCCATCCCTTCGGCTGGCCGACCTGAAGCGTCACTTGACCAACGTGCGCGCGGTTGTTGCTTCGCTCGACGCGTTTCATGTCGAGCGGCTGCAAAAACACGGCTGAAGCAGGTGGGCCGGCGGTCATTTCAACACCGTCAGTTGACTGAACGTGTTGCCGCGGCATTCCTTGCGATAGATCAGCCGCTCGCATGCGGCGCAGGCGATGTCGATAATCGCCATGGTATCGACGCCTTCGGGATCGCCGTAGTACCCGACTTCAACCTCGGATTCCGCCAGCACCTTGATCATGTCGTCCGACCAAGGTGCATTGCAAAACACACAGATAGGACGGGCGCCGGGCGCAAAACCATCTAAGCGCGGTTTGGTGGCTGGCTCAGCCATTTGAACTGATTCCCGTGAGGTTGTTTCACGGGAAACATATTCGGGACAAAATGTCCCGAAGTCAAGGCCAAATTGTCCCAAGAAGAAAATTACATTTTGGAACTGGGCCTCATTATAGGCCCGCTCACTCGTTACTCAACCACCATATCGTAGGTGAAATAGCTCTGGAACATGCCTTTGGGCCGAATCTTTATGATCGCAAAGCCTTGGCCAAGACCCTCCTTGAAGACGCGCTGGCCAACTTTGAGCGGCAAACAAACGCCGGCCAAGGCTGAGGCCATATAATATTTTTCGAGGGCCTCGCGGTCACCAGATCGGCGTATATCGTCAAATTTCTTAAAGGCTTCCTCGGTTATGCATGCGGCATAAGGGAGCTTAACGCCCGCCTCCTGTGTGTGAGCGGGAGATATTGCGAGCGTCGCCGTCGCCAGTAAGAGATAAAAGGTGCGGTTCATTTGCGCTCACTAGCTAGCCCGTTCGTCGGGTGCCGGTCTTCGACTGAATTGTTCGCTGCCGATATCGCTCCACCGGAGCTGGGAGTTCGTCGTCTCTGTCACCCTTGATCAGGCTTTCGATGGGGATTCCAGCGAGGGAGGCAAGTTTAGGCAACCTCCGAAGCGGAAAACTGTCACCTCTATTGACGCACTTCTTCCAGCTCTCGACTGACATACCGAGAATATCAGCCATGGCGTCGTGGCTCCGCTTGCCTTGAATGCGGTTAAGTCGTTCTTGGAACCGCGAACGCCAATCGCTGTCGGACAGTTTTTCGTAGTCTTTTCCCATAGGGCCAGAATGTCCCACAGGAGATTTTCTGTCCCGTACCATGATGCCCTTGCAAATCGGGACGTTATGTCCCAATACTTCGGGCATGACTGATTCTGTGCCCACCTCATTCCGCTCAATCATCGACTTGTGGCGCTCCCGCGAGGCGATGGCGGCCGAGTTGGGGATCAATGACGGTTCGGTCGTGCGCAAGTGGTTCAAGCGAGACACTATCCCGTCCGAATGGTGGGAGCGGCTTCTGACGACGGAAACGGCCAAGTCTGCCGGATTGACTGCTGAAATCTTGACCCGGCTGGCAGCTAAAGTATCCGAGGAAGTCCCGACATGACGCCGCGGGAAGCGAACCACATTGTCCATTCCCAGCCCCTACGACTAAAGGGGCAGGCAAGCACATCGTCTGGTTTTGCACTAACGGAAAATATTTCGCGAAGTGTGAGATTTTCGCTTGCTTCGCGCGTCTGTCGTCATGTGCGAGAAACGCAACTGTACCAGCGTGAAGTTGCACTACGGACTGGCTACAAACGGAACGTAGCATGTAGATCGCGCGGGTTGCAACCGGAGTTCGTTTTTGCGTGCGGGGGTGCGTCATGGTGGAATCAAGGGGTTACACGCGGCGGTTGTCAAATCCGCGAGGGTTCAAATATGAACCCAAAAAAATATGCCCTGTGGATAAGAGAATTTCCTTCTCCGATCTCGCCAAGTTCGCCGCGCCTTGCAAGACCGAGCAGTTCCTCGCGGACGCCACCGGCAAGGACAAAAGCACGGCGAAGCGCTGGCTTAAGGGCACGTCTCGCGTGCCGGACCGGGCTGTGTACGCAGTCTTTGCCGACATCTTCGCGCGCATCGGCTGAGATCAGGAGCGCCCCATGATTGCCGTACAGGTCTCAGGGGTTGATCTTCCGGTAGGCGCATTCGGAGCCGAATGCGGTGCGTGCCTTGGCGTTGACCTTCAGACCGCGCGCAGCGCACCAGGCGACGAACTCCTTTGGCTCGATTACGGCGCGGACCACAATTGCCCCGCTCGCCTTGATCTGGCGTTCCAAGCCCTCGGCTTTCTGGCGCCAAGTATCGTAGGTCGTCGGCAGGACATCCGCATCCTCCATGATCTCGAGAATGCGCGGATAGTCCTCGCGGTTGTACCAGCCGATGCCGGTTGCACTGATCGTGTTCATGATTTTAGCTCCGATGGTTGTGTTGCAACTCCCATCGAAGACCGCGCGCCGGGTGAGTCGCAAGGCTCGCCCGGCGGGCAATCAACACACAATGCCGCGAGGTCGGCAAACGCAAGCCGAACGCCCGCGCAGCCCTTGCGGTCTATGCCGAGATCATCGGCTGATCGGAGGGCGGCATGATCGTGCTGAGGCACCCGCCCTATCTTGCGATCATGCCGATGGACCCGGTTCTGCGACCTGCATTCTGGCGTGGCTTACTCCGTCAGCGCGTCGCGGCCGGCCTCCGTTTGGAGCCATGTCTCAAAGTAGTGCTTGAACATCTTGAAGTGGAAGGAGACGCGCGCGACGGGGACGGTAGGGTAACCGATAGCGTCGGCACTTTCCGGTCGGGTGCAATGGAAGCCGATGCGGAGAACGCCACGATCCTCGTGGAACGTTACGGCATCTGCGTAGAGGTCTTTGGGCTCAACGGCAAATTCGTGAAGTCTTGTTGCGCGTTGCTGATTTTGCTCTGCCTCTTTTATGCGACGCTGACCGAATTCTTCTATAGTCTCATCAAAGCGTTGCGGCATCTATTTTCTCCGTGGGGTGTTTGCAAGACTCCCAGTGGAGACCGCCCGCCGACCGGGCCGCAAGTCTCGTTCGGCGGGCATCCACAACTCTCATCGAAGGCAAACGCAAGCCGAACGCGCGTGCAGCCCTTGCGGTCTATGCCGAGATCATCGGCTGAGGGGAGGGCGGCATGACCCTGAACCAGGTTCGCAGGCTGCTTCTTCGCAAGAGCGCGCCGTATCGAAGTCGAGGAGGAATGCGCGCCTGGTGTGTAGCGCACGCCGTCCATGATGGGAACGTTAGCACCTTCTTGTCCGGCAAAAGCAACCCGCCGGCCCAGTTGCTTGAAGCCTTGGGACTTGAATGGCGCATCATGCCAAAGCGCCGCCGAACGCGGAGGGCGGCATGACAGCGAAGCATCCCTCGAGAAACAGACACAAGCGTGTTGTCCGTATGAGGATGGCGGACGCCGGCAAGTGCGGAGGCCTTTGGCATATCGACGCCGGGGCCAAGCACAGCGGACTGCGCCTTTTGCAAAATGACGACGGCGATATTTTCCTGACCCGGGCGAGCCTTGATGGCTTCGTGCAGGCTTACGCGCTGCGCGGCCACGACAACAAGCCGTTGCGCGTCGAGAGGAAGTACCGGCCATGACGCTCCTCGCATTCCTGGACGCCATCTCGCCCATCCTGCTCGGTCTGGCGTTCCTGCTGTGCATCGCCGTCGCCATGATCCAGCCGCGCCGCGTCCCGGCGCGCGCCATCTCTCACATCCGCGAGGTCCCGTTGCCTCGCTAACGCGTCTTTTTAAGTTCCCCGCGTTCCAGTTGCTTCCCCTTGCGTATCGCCGATCTGCCGCGCGCCCGGTCGTTTCCGAGCGTGAGAAGTTTTGTCTCGAAAAAAGTGGAACGCGTCCGATGTCCGAACCTGCCGATATCGCTGCCCCGACGCCAGAAACCGAAACCTGGGAATGGGCCATTGTCGAGATATTCGGCCATCGCCGCCACGTCGGCAAGGCCCGGGAGGAAGAGCGCTTCGGCGCCAAGATGCTGCGCATCGATGTTCCGAAGATCGCCGCTCCGAACGAGGTGACCTGGTCCAGCCATTACTACGGCGGCTCGTCGATTTTCTCCTACACCGTGACGGACGAAAAGACCGTCATGAATTACGCGGAGCGATCCTACACGCCCGCGATTCCATATCGCGACCACGGCGACGATGAAGATGATGGCTTCGACGGCGACGATTCCGACAGTCGTGATGGAGGATCGTTTCCATGATGTCACCCGACGACCTCATCACGCCAGCGCTGGTCTACCTGTCGATCGGCGGGGTGCTTTGGCTCGTGCTCGGTGGGCTTGGCATCGTCGACAACACCTTTGCTGCAAGATCGCAGATGACGGCAGTGCGTATCCGGATGGTGCTGGCGACCCTGGCGATGATCGCAGGATGGCCCGCGTTCGTCTTCCGCTACCTCAAGGGAATGTGGAGCACATGATGCCGCTCGCCATCGACCTCGACGGACTGGACCTGTTCGGCGACCTGCGGACGCCATTGATGGGCATTGCCGTGATGCTGGCGCTGCTGTTGGGCGCGGCCTTGGTCGCGCATCTGCGCGCGCCGGACGATCTCAGGATCCACAAGCGGGCGGGGCGGTAGGCATGATCCAGTCAGGCGGGATACTTCAGCCCGGCGAGCCGCGTTATAAGGGCCTTGCCGCCGAATTCGCGTCGCAGGAATTCGCCGACATGCTCGCCGGGCACTTGGCGCTTGAGCACAAGTTCAAGTTCATTCATCCGTTGGCGAATTACCTGCCAATGATTCCGGAGGATCAACGACCGCCATTCCGCGCCTCCCTTGCTGAGAGGCAGAATCGGCCGGTTCTATTTCATCACGCGATGCTCGCTGACGGCCGTAACCGGGTGCGCGAGCTGCTCGAGCTGAGGAGACCGATCAGCTACGCCGTTTTCAATGGAACGCTGGCGCAGCTATTTGACTTTCTCGACGACGAAAATTTTAAACGGCGTCATCTGACGTTCCAGCAGAGGGTCGACTACGCGGCCCGGCGCGCGAAAATCCCGCGTGGCGTAAATCGCTACACGCTAGGTAGCTCACGTGAGCTATCTAGGACGAGTTCATTGCCGTTCGCGGATCAGCCTGTTGAGCCGGCGTCTACCGAACCGCCGATGACTCACGATGAGGCTGCCGAGAGATACGATGTCAGCGTCGCGTCGATCAAGCGGTATAGCACGGTACTTGATCAGGGCGCGCCCGAGCTGCAGCATGCCTTCCGGCAAGGCGATGTGACCGTCAATGATGCCGCCAGCATTGCGGCGCTGCCGGTTACCGAGCAAAAGCCCATCCTCGATGCGCTGCCGCGCGACGAAGCCGGCAAGCTGACACCTGATGCCAAAAAAGAAATCCGAAAAGTCGCCAAGGAAGTCCGCGCCGAAGACCAGGCTGAGAAAAAGAAAAAGCGCGACGACAAGGAAGCGAAGCTCGGCACGGCCATCGCCGCCAAAGGCAAGTTCGGCGTCGTGCTGGAAGATTTCGAATGGGATTTCGAGCCCCGTAGCCGCGAGACCGGCATGGACCGGCATCCTTCCAACCACTACCCGACCGCGCGTGACGCACATACTGCCGAAGAGATTGTTGCCCGCACTGCGGAGCGCTTCGCCTGCGCCGATGACGATTGTGTCCTCTACATGTGGACCACGATTCCGCATTGCGCCATCGCAATGAAGGTGATGGAGCTGCGCGGCTTTGACTACAAGTCGCAGCGATGTTGGGACAAGGTTCGTAACGGTGATGGCCGCGGCCCCGGCTTCTGGGTGACTGGCGAGCACGAGCTGCTGCTGATCGGAACGCGCGGCAAGGTGACCGCACCAAGCACGGCGCATTTCCCATCGCGCTTCGAAGCGCCGGTCGGCAAACATTCGGAAAAGCCCGATCAACAATACGAACACGCGGAATTCCATTTTCCGAACACGCCAAAGATCGAACTCAACGCCCGTCGTGCGCGCGAGGGTTGGATTCGATGGGGCAATGAAGCGCCGGAGGTTGAGCAGCCGGCGCTTGGCCTTGAACCTGCGGAGGCCGCCGAATGAAGCGCCCGCCATCAATGTCTCCGGATGCTGTCCGGCAACGCCGTCACCGAAAACGGGAACGCGACAAGGCCGGCGTTCTCGAATGGTCCCGGCAAGAACGGCTGCGCCACGTTTATGACCTAACAGAGCCGCGCGTCGATCTCTGCGAGTTCGATGCTCGTGGCATGGATGTTATCGAGGGCCGCACATGAAACAGTCCCGCCTAATGTCCATGCTGGAAACCTTCCTCTCGACCGCGGCCGGGTTCTTCCTCTCGCTGTTCGTGCAGTGGCTCGTATTGCCCGTCCTGCTCGGCGTCAACATCCCGATCGAGATGAACCTCGCCTTTGCCGCGATCATGACGGTCGTGTCGCTGTTGCGGCAGTTCGTGATGCGACGGGTGTTTGAGGCGCTGCATATCCGTCGGCCGCTGTCGGGCTTCGTGCAAGCCGTGATCGCGGAATGCTACAGGCAACGTGACGTGGAGGGCTGGACCGTCGAGCATGACGATGCGCACGACGTCGGCGATCTGGCGCTTGCGGGCGCTGCCTACGCAAAACAGGCCTACATCCATCTGGACGGCATCGGTTTTGGCAATAACCCGCGCATGCTTCTTCCGAACTTCTGGCCATGGTCCCATGATTGGTGGAAACCGACCGGGTTCCGCCGCGACCTCGTCAAGGCCTGCGCCCTCATCATCGCCGAAGGCGACAAGTTCGACCGCTCCCGCAAGACAAAGCGGAGGTCGTTCTGATGAACGCCGACGAACAGCGCAAACAGATCGAAGAAGCCCAGCGTCGCGGCTTCAAGCCCGGCGAATACTACATGCGCGGCGATACCTGCATGGTGGAGATCACGCCCGGCAATTACGTCAACGAGGCGAAAGCGCGCGAGTTCGGCATTGAGCCGAAGAACGCGAGGGCTTTGCGATGAGGCCGATCCAGGCACCATTGCCCCGCCCGCGCGCTGCGCTGAAGCGCGACGAACTCGAGTTCGGCGCCCGCTGGCTGGTGGATATTCTCGAAACCCACGGCGCGCCCTCCAACAGTTTCACCATCGCGCTCGGCGACGGCGAACTCCACGTCTACGCCGGCTGCGCTGAAGCGCAGTGGAGCATGCCAAAGCCGCAAAACGTAGGCGGCTATCCGGTTGAATGGCATTTTGGCGGCGTCGGAATGGTGCGGGAGGCTGCGGAGTGAAGTCCGAACTCGACCATATTCGCGACGAGTCGATACGTATTCTTGATGCCATCAATGGCCGTCCCGTCAAAAAGGTGGCTGATCTGCTTTGCGGTGCTGGCGGCACGTCGACCGGAGCCAAGCGGGCGCTGGAGCGGCTAGGCTTCGAGATGGACCTCGTCTGCCTCAATCACTGGCCGATCGCGCTGCATACTCACGCGCGCCATCATCCCAAGGCCCGGCATTATCTCCAGAACATCGCAGCGGCGCGGCCCGGCTTGATTGTGCCGGAAGGCTATCTCGACATCCTGATGGCATCGCCAACCTGTACGCATCATTCGGTCGCGCGCGGCGGAAAGCCCACCTCGGACCAGCAGCGCAGCGACCCTTGGCACATTCTCACTTGGCTGGCCGAACTCGATGTCCTCAACCTGATGATCGAGAACGTCTGGGAATACACAAAGTGGGGACCGGTCGACGTCGTTACCCGCCGGCCGATCAAGGAGAAAGAGGGCCAGTATTTCGAGATGTGGATCGACAATATCCGCAAGTTCGACTTCGAGCCGGAATATCAGAAGCTAAACGCCGCCAACTACGGCAGCGCCACGACGCGAAAACGCTTCATCATGTTGGCGAAGAAACGCCGGCGCAACATCACTTGGCCGATCATCAGCCACGGCAAGGGCGCGGCAAAGCCGTGGCGCCCTGCGCGCGACATCATCGACTGGAACATCAAAGGCCGCTCGATCTTCGGCCGGCCGGTACCGCTTGCGCCAAAGACGCTGGCGCGGGTGCTGGCCGGCGTCATCAAGTTCTGTTGGCCGCCGGTATTCGCCTTCATGTTGCGGACCGAACTGGAGCGCTCGCTGATCCACACCATCCGCTACAATTTTGCCCGCCGTCATGCCGCCAAACCTGACGTAAGCCGACGATCGCGCGCGCGGACTTGTTTCTACGGCAAATGGCTACGCGAGTTCCGCCGCACGGCCGCGCCGGCTGTTACAAATGCGGAAACATTTGCGCCGATGTTAGTCACGCTGCGCAATCATGCCGACGGCCGCTCGATCGAGCTGCCCGTGCCGGCGTTGGCCGCGAACGGTCAGCATATTGGGCTGGCGGAGCCGATCTTCATTAACGGCCGCAAGAACAACAAGGCGGCGGATGTGTCGACCACGCCGCTACCGGCCTTGGACAGTAAGGGCGGGGTGTGGCTGGCGGAAGCGTTGATCCTGGCGAACCGGAACAATAACGCGGCGAAGGATCCCGCAGTCTCGCCGTCGCCTTGTTTCACTACCGCGCCAGGCGGCGGCGTTGCACTCGTTCAGCCGCTGATTCTGGCCACTGGGCAAGCACCCGCTCGTGAGGTTAGCGATCCGCTACCAGGCTTTACGACCGGCGGCGCTGGCAACGAGGAACGTCCCGGCTGCGCGCGGCCGATGTTGGTTGAACCGTTCATTGCGGCGGTTGCGCACGGCAATTCCCCGCATGAACGAAACCCCGATGCCCGACGATGTCTCAGTCTGAATGACCCGCTGCAGACGATTCACGCACAGGGAGGCAAGTTCGCGATCGTTGAGCCCTTCGTCTTGTCTCAGGCTTCCGGCGGTGCGCCGCGTGCGACCAGTGATCCTCTTCCTACCAACGTTGGTGACGGCGCGATCGCGCTGATTGCTCCGTACTATGGATCGGGATCAGGCGAGACCTGCAGCACGGTCAACGAGCCTTTACCCACGGTAACGGCTTTGGACCGCTTCGCCCTGGTGATACCGGTCACTCACTCGGACATGTCGAACCGTGCGCGCGACGTCGAGGTTGATCCGCTGCCGACCTTGACGACTGCACATAGGGGCGAACTCGCATTTATTGCGGCTCAATTCGGCGAACGTGAGGGCCAACCACCGCGCGTTCATTCCCTAGAAGTTCCGACGCCCACGATCTGCGCCACTGGCCACATCAACTTGGTGGAGGCGACCGGTCACGACATCCTGTTCCGCATGCTGGAGGATTACGAGCTCGGCGCGGCGATGGGTTTCGATCCTGAGCTGGTGAAATACGAGTTCACGGGCAACAAGACGGAAAAGGTCAAGCAGATAGGCAACGCCGTGCCGGTCGAATTGGCGGATGCCTGCGTAACAGCACTGTTTGCAGATGAAGCCGACGCGCCTCAATTCATATTGGAGGCGGCGGAATGACGTACCGATTCCGGGGCCGCGCCAATCCATGGACCGATCAGCAGAATGCGCTGCTGTGGCAGATGCGCGAGGTGGAGGGCCTGCCCTGGCCTGAGGTGGCAAAACGCCTGGAGCATCCGAAGGGAAGCTGCCAGACGCGGTTGTCTATGCTGAGACGAGATCGGGTTAACGCAGTAACGCGCGACATGATTGAGGCCGCTCCAGATCGAAACCTTGTGCTGCGCGCGCCGGCCAACCTCGTCATGCCGCCGGCGCTGCCGCCATCGGCGCGGACCATGCGAACGGCAATCCTGGTTGCCGACGCCGAACTGCGGGCGCGATGCGAGGTGCTGGGCCTGACGGGCGGATTGTTCGGCGATCCTCTGCCGGGCAGGAGCGCGCTCGATCAGCGCCGTGAACTCGCCCGCCATGCGCTCGGCCTTCCGAACAAGCGCAACCAGAGCTACCGCAACCATTTCGTCGCCGGCGAGCGGCATCCTGACTATGTCGCTTGGTGCGACATGGTTGCGGCCGGGCTTGCGCGAGGTCGTAAAGGATCGGCGTTTACGGGTGGCGATAACATCTTTTGGCTCACGGCGGTCGGCGCGAAATCCGCCCTCAAAAAAGGTGAAGCGCTGGATCCGGAAGATTTTCCGGTTGATACCGGAGCGCCCGCATGAACGCTCCCGCCCGCACCACACCCGCAACCCCGATCCTGCGCAACGCCGCCGGCGAGCCTCCGCTGGGCCCTGAAGGGCGATCCTTCCGCGACGAACAGGGCGAGATATTCGAACACGACAACCCGCGCTTCCGGGCCGTATGGGCCAAGATAGGCGTGCTCGAATTGGAAAACGGAAACTGGTTGGCGCACCCGCCGGGGTTCCACGCCAATGCGCCCGACCTGTTTTTCATCAGCCGCGAAGATGCACTGCAGGAAGCAGTCGACGAAGTTATTCGTCGCGCGCAAACCTACATGGGCAACGCCGAAACCGGAGGCGAGGGCACGCAGTGCAGCGCGGACTACGGCAACCAGGTGATCCATTGGGCGAAGTCGCTGATCGCGCCAGTTGCTACCGGCGAGCCGTCGGAACCGACCCCTCAACCTCAAAATCTTCTTGGACATGGGGCTCGAAATAACGGCGGCTCACCCGTAGCAAACGCAGACCCGGCGCAGCGACGGCTGACGGTAGAGGGGCAGCACCCGATCCTACGGGAGGCCCCGGACCTTGCCAACGCCGCGTTGCCAGAGCCGGCATCAGTCACGCTTAGCGTGGAGGGTGCCGGCTCGCCTCAATCCCAACCCGGCGCCGGAGGGCTAACTTCCGCGCCGATTATCGCAGATGATCCTCCCCGGTCGCTGCGATCAGAGCCCGTGTCGTCACTGTCCCCTGACGGCGCGGGCTCCACCCTTTCAGCGCTGCGCGCAATTGCGGCAGGCGAACAGGTCACATTCTCCATCGTGCGCGGCCTTGTCCGCGATGGATTGGTGCATGCGACGACAACGCGGATCGGCCTGACGGAAGCTGGCGAAGCGCTGCTCAAAAGTTCTGGCGGAGGTGGGGAAAGCGGACCCGCTCCTTATCGGGAGGGTGCACAGAAACCGATGGGCGAAAGCCCTATACTCCGGGAACCCCATAATGGGCCGGACTGTGCAGTAGCCGGCGTAGCGCCCGGCCCGTCAGAAACCATCGAGCCTGCGCCAATTGGCGCAGGCTCCGTTGCCGATGTGAAGTGTGAGGCGTGCGCGCCTGGCGCTGTAGATTTCAGTTCGCCGGCAACGGCGGACGGCGAGGTGAAAGCGTTCGAGGGATCGACGTGCATGCCCCTTGCGGGCGGGAAATCCCCGGTATCCAATCCGGCCCTTGCCGACAATTTGAACGACGACGACGACCTCGCTATCGAATGGCCGTCCTATGACGCCTTCCTCGAAGACAAGATCGTCACTGCGCCACTACGTGGTATAGAGGTCAACCGCGACGCGCTGCATCCCTGGCTGAAGCCGCACTGTAAGGACCTGACGCTCTGGGCCCTGCGGCTCGGATGTGCTGCGATCTTCGCCAATTTCGGCCTGCACAAGACGGCGATGCAGCTGGAATGGTGCCGGCAACTGCACAAGCATGTCGGCGGCGCGACGCTCAACGTCGTGCCCTTGGGCGTTCGTCACGGCTTTATCAAGGAAGCGCTGCAGCTTTCCATGGATGTGCGCTTCGTCCGCACTAATGCGGAATTCCACGCGCTCACGGCCGAAGGCGTCGTCCACTTCCTGACCAATTATGAATCGATCCGCGAGGGCAAGCTTGATCCGAACCTGTTCGCGGCCTGTTCGCTGGACGAAGCGAGCGTGCTGCGCAGCTACGGCTCCAAGACATTTCAAGAATTCCTGCCGCTGTTCTCCAAGGTCGAATTCAAGCTGGTCGCGACCGCAACTCCATCGCCGAACCGCTACAAGGAATTGATCCATTACGCCGGTTTCCTTGGCGTCATGGATACCGGCCTTGCCTTGACGCGCTGGTTCCAGCGCAACTCGGAAAAGGCCGGCGATCTCACGCTCTACCCGCACAAGGAAGATGAATTCTGGATGTGGGTGCATTCGTGGGCGGCGTTCCTGCAGCGGCCCTCCGAGCTCGGCTACAGCGACGAAGGCTATGAACTGCCGCCGCTGAAGCTCACCTGGCACGAAGTGCCCGCGGATCATTCCAAGGCGCAGCCGGAACGCGACGGGCAGGGCGTCATGTTCCGCAACGTCGCAAACAGCCTGCAGGATGCGGCGAAGTCGCGGCGGGACAGCCTGTCTTCGCGGATTGCGAAGATGGTTGAGATCATCGCGAAGGATCCAGAGCCGCATCGGATCATCTGGCACGATCTTGAAGCCGAGCGCGAAGCGATCGAACAGGCCTTGCCTGAAGTCGTCACCATCACCGGCAGCATGGATATCGACGACCGGGAAGTCCGCCTGCACGATTTCGAGGAAGGCCGGGTCAAGTATTTCGGGACCAAACCGATCCTGTCGGGATCGGGTTCGAATTTCCAGTATCACTGCCACAAGGCGATCTACGTCGGCATGCCCGGCGACGGCTACAAGTTCAACGATTTTATCCAGTCGATCTATCGGCTGCAGCGGTTCGGACAAACGTTCCCAGTCGAAGTCGACATCATCTATTCCGAAGACATGCGCGCCGGCCGGGCGACTTTGGAGCAGAAGTGGGCGCTGGATTCCGAGATGCGCAAGCGGATGAGCGCCATCATCCTGGCGCACGGCCTCAACACGCTGCCCTTGCGCGACGCTCTTGCGCGCACCATCGGTGTCAAGCGCGTCGAGATCAGGGGTGAGAAATTTATCGCGATCAACAACGATTGCGTCGCCGAATGCCGGACCTGGCCTGACAATTCGGTCGATCAGATCATTACATCGATCCCGTTTTCGAACCACTACGAATATTCGGCCTCCTATAACGACTTCGGCCACACCGATGACAATGGCCACTTCTGGAGTCAGATGGATTTTTTGACGACAGAGCTGTTTCGAATGCTCAAGCCCGGCCGGCTCGCCTGCATTCACGTCAAGGACCGCGTGCTGTTCGGAAGCGTGACGGGCTTGGGCTTTTCGACGATATCTTCGTTCCATGAAGAAGCTGTCATGCATTACAAGGCCCACGGGTTCTTCAAGATGGGGATGATCCAGATCGATACCGATGTGGTGAAGGAAAACGCTGACGGCAGCTATCGCCTAGGCTGGAGTGAGAACTGCAAGGATTCCACAACGAAGGGCGTCGGCTCGCCGGAATACGTTCTCCTAATGCGGAAGGGGCAAAGCGATCGAGCGCGCGGATATGCCGACGTGCCCGTCGTCAAGGAAAAATGGGATGGGGAGGGGCTTGCGGACGGTGAAGCCGCAAACGATGGCTATTCGCGAGCAAGGTGGCAGATTGACGCTCACGGGCGTTGGCGATCGAGCGGCAACAGGCTGCTGACAGCGGAAGAATTTGAGAGCCTGCCGGCTGAGACCCTTCGCAAGATATTTGCGAAAATCTCAAGCGAGCGCATCTATGATTATGAAGCACACGTCAGGATTGGCGAGAGACTTGAGCGGGTTCGCGACCTGCCTGCCCAGTGGAGTTGCCTTACGCCGGGGTCGGCTAATGAAAACGTCTGGTACGACATCAGCCGCATGCACACCCTCAACTCAAAGCAGGTGCAGCAGGGGCGAGAGAAGCACATTTGTCCGCTCCAGTTTGATACCGTCGACCGGCTGATAAATCGCTTCTCGAACGAGGGGGAGTTGATCTTCGATCCCTTCGGAGGTCTCGGCACCGTCGCTTATAGAGCAATCTTGAAGGGTCGCAGGGGCGCGGTCGTTGAGTTGAACTCAGTATCTTACCTTGACTCCATTGAACACCTGCGAGCGGCGGAGAGCAAAATGTACGTTCCGCAGCTGTTCGATCTGGCGACGTTCGATGCCGTCAATACCCCCCCCCCTTCAGGACCTGATGGAGGCTGAGATGCCGGACGACACTTCTCCGAGAGTACCGGTAGTGGCTGCAATCGCGTGTCCGCGTTGCGGCAAAGAGATCAGGTTTGATCAGGAAGCGCCGCAGTGCGCCGATCTGGTTTGTCCGATCTCAGCGCCTCTCGTCCAAAACGAGGAGACGGCACATTGACCGCTACCCTCAAAGCCCTCTCCCTCTGGCAGCCATCGGGCTCGCTCTGGCTTTCGCCGAACAAGCGGCATGGGGAGAAGGCTTGATGAAACCCGGGCGCCTCCCCTGTGTCAATCCGCGCTGCAAGCGGACTGCGCCTGCCGAACAGGAAGGCGAGCGAGAGGTCATCTGTCGCAAGTGCTGGAACCTCTTGCCGGTAGAACTGCGCAGCCGCTATCAGCAATTGCGCAGCCGCCAGCGCCGCATGTTCAAGCTGATCGAGCGTCGTCTGGTACGCCGCGATATCGCCCCGTCGACAATCGAGCTCTTGGAGCGTCAATTCACGGGGCGATGTGAGCAAAACTGGCGCGCCATCCGAAACTATTTCGTCACGGGCACAAAGCCGGTCGGTCTCGATTGCTTTCTGCGAGAGGTGGGGCTGTGATGATCGTCGAGCGCACAAACTACCCGGAATTACTCGCTGCTTTTGCGGCGATCGAACGTGACAATGGCGGCCATCTGATCGGCACGGTCTATCCCGGCAAGAAGATTGACCTGGATCATTTCAGCATACCCGACGCTTGGTCCCACATGGTCCCTGGGGCGGAGCGGGGGCTTGCACGCCTTCGCTCGTGTGGTGAAGGCGACTGGGAAACATTCGTCGTCGGGGAAATGTCGGAACAAGAGGCTATCTTAGATCGCCAGGGCGATCTCGTTGAAGCTCACATTCTGCTGAATGACTGGTTCAACGGCTGGCAGCCGGAAGATGCGCCGTTTTCGAGGGCGGGCGAATGAAACCCTCCCGCGGACCCTTGCTGATCGACCAGGTAGCGCCTCTGCTACTGAAAGAGCCGCGCGCCGGTCCATATTTAGAGCCGAACGAGATCATCGCCTGCACGCTGAATTCGATCCCGTATGCGTTCTGGCGGCAACCACTCTCGGAAGACAGCATCGTGGTGCACACCATCCTCGATGCGCTGAAGAGAAGCGGCTGGAAGATCGTGCCGCTGTAATTGTTGCGTCTGTTGCGTCCCCAAAAATTCAAACCTGATGGAGAGGCTCAATGCAGCCGCACGCCAGCAATACCGGAGTTGTCGAAACCAAAGGTGCGCTTGGCGGGACCCGGTTCGCCAAGGATCAACTGAAATCCATCGTCGAGCGCATCGAGCGCCTCGATGAAGAGCGCAAAACCATCTCGGACGATATCCGCGACGTCTATGCGGAGGCCAAGGGCAATGGCTTCGACGTCAAGGCGCTGCGCACCATCGTGCGCCTGCGCAAGCAGGACGCGGGCGAGCGGCAGGAACAGGAAACCATCCTGGAAACCTACATGCAGGCGCTGGGGATGATGTGATGGGACAGTACACCGCTGACGGCAGTTGCGATCTCTGCCACGGAACTGGCCGATACTACATCGCCGGGTCGGGCTATGGCGCGCCTATAGATTGTCATCTGTGTCGTGAGCGCCGTTTGAAAAGAGAGGAGAATATCGTGACCACAGGCGAGCACATCAAGGCGGCGATGGACCGCGCACAGCACCATCAGATCATCGCGACGCGCAAGCTTCGCATCCGGGAATGAAGGCCTTGGCGCGGGCGTACCTGGAGCGCGCCGGCATAAAGTTCGACGCCACTGGCGGGCCTGTCCTATGACCGCAGGCTTTTCCACACTCCCATCCTCTCACGCCCGCGTCCCTTCGTCGCCTCGCAAGGGTGTTTTGAGGCGTGGTTGTCCCCGTTATGCGAGTTTTCCACAGGTGCGGTTTGGGACCTGTACGCTTTGGGGGTTGATGCACAATGACTAGTAAATCCGGGGTCCAAATGAAATCTTGCGCGTCCTGCCATAAAGAATTCGAGCCGATCTGGCCGCGCAGACTCACGTGCTCAACGGACTGCGCGCGCGCCCGCAAAAACCGACGCGCAACCGCCGCGACCGACAAAAGGCGGCGGTCGGACCCGGTTGCGCGGTCAAAACATCGGAGCACTAGCCGATTACGTCAAGCCAAGTTGTCAGCGGCTTGGGCAATCGTCCGCGAACTCGCAAAGACTGACGAACGCCTTCAATCGATCATAGGAGAGTTGGATGACCTTGCTTAAGGAGAAGCTGCAGACTGCTGGCATCAACTTGGCGGCCTCGCGATTGGCTACGCTGGCCTTCATGGCTTTGCATGAGTGCCATGGCGATATCTCAGCGGCTGCTGATGCGCTGTTTGGGATGCTGAGCAAAGAGCCGAGGGTTGCGAAAGAGGCGCTGCTGAAGCCGTATCTGATCCAACGGCAGGCGGATATGCGAGGATCGCAGCCCCAGGTATCGGAGCCTGCGCCTGCGCGTGTTGAACGACGCAGGCCGGACCCTCAGCAGCGGCGCGCGGTAGCGCAAATAGTTCATAGTGCGGTCGATGCCATCCACTTCAAGCACCTCACGAGCGACGGCCGTGACTGGGCAACGGTCGGCGCTCACGAGCTAATCGGAATGGACCGCGACGGGAAACTGGCGAGCGCCATCAAGGATCGCTTGGGCGCACTCTCGAATGCGCAGCAGGTCAAGCCCATCGGCGAATTGATGACGCGCGCGATCTTCAATGAGGTGCGAACATCATTGGAGGGTCAGCCTTGACGCCCGTTGCACGCCAAATTCAGCACGCCGTCCAAGCCGCATTGGTCGATACGGTCGTTATACCTGTAGCAAATCTCTCGCATGTACAGCGGCAGGTATTTCTGACTGACGTGGTGGAACTGCCCCATGATCGCGCGGCGCACGATGGACCAGAACGCCTCAATCGTATTGGTGTGCGTCATGCCGAAACCAAGATCGAAGGTCGCATCTTTCTGCGAATAGCGACGGGAGTGATTTATCATGCGGTGCGGAATCACGTCGGCAAGGTTGCGATAGCTCGGCAGTTCGTCGGTTGTCAGCACGGTCTCGCGCTGCTTCATCCAGTTGTACACCAGCGCCTTGAACACGTTGGCGTTCAACTCCGACCGTTTCATCACGCGGGCCTTTACCTTGCCGCCACGCTGGATTGCGGCGACCACTGGCGTCTTAGAGCCGGGATCGCGCGGGCCGTCATCGTCCATGTCCTTGCGCGTGCCCTTGCGCGGCTTGCCTCCGATAAACGCTTCGTCCATTTCGACAAGGCCGGACAGCAATTCGCCGTCATCCTTCATCGCGGCGCGGATGCGATGCATCATGCTCCACACGGTAGGGCGGCGCATTTCCAGATCGCGCGCCGCCTGCATCGCGCTCAGTCCCTTCTTCGCGCACATCATGAGCGAGATCAGCAAAAACCAGCGCTGCAAATCGACATGCGTGTTGTGGAAGATCGTTCCGACCGTGACCGAAAACGACTTGATGCAGCGTTGGCATTTCCAGCGTTCCGCCGTCGCTCCGCGGCTGTCGTCGCGGTTGCGCGAGACGCGATCTGCTCCGCAGTAGGGGCAGATCGGCTTATCGCCCCATCGCACTTCCTCCATATGCCGGATGCAATCGGCCCGTGTCGGCCAGCGACGGTAAACGCTCACAATCGAAGTCATCTGAAACCCCTGCTTTATGGAGGTAACCTATTATGACTATTCATAGTAGTCAACCCCTAAAGCGTACAATTCCGGTGCGGTTTGAGCATTAAGGCGATGACATGGGCGTTCGGCCTGCCGTTGGAGCCGCGGGCCAAGATCGCGTTGCTGGCGATCGCCGACAATGCCGACGATGACGGCATTGCATGGCCATCGCGCGACCTGATCGCGTCGAAAAGCTCGCAATCGCGGGCCACGATCAACCGGCGCATGAAGCTTCTCGTTGATCTGCGCGTCGTCGGCGTGTTCGAGCGGTACCGCGAGGATGGCTCGCAGACGACCGATGAAATAAGGCTGGACTTGGCCCTGACGCCCGATGAAGTCATGCGTCGGACGCGGGCCTTAAAGGCCTGCGAAACGCCCGAAACTGACGGTGAATCCGCCGACGATGACGGGGGGGAAGGGGGGTGTCAGGTAGCACCCCCCCCTGATCAGATCAGCACCCCAGGGAGTGCAGATGTGACGCCCCGGGGGTATCACTGCGGCAACCCCCATAATGAACCGTCAGTTGAACCGGATGGTAGAGGAGATGCGCGCGCGCGACCCGTGACGATGTTCACCGCAGGGTCAAGGACGCTCGCATCCGTGTTCTGGAAAGCGCTCGGCTTCGACGGTCCTCTGCAAATCCCGCCCGAGTTTGCCGGAATCGATTACCGCGCCACGATGTGGGAACGCGAGGGCTGGCCTCCCGACATGATCGAAGCGGAAACCCGCAAGTTCGCACCCGATCGGCCGTTCAAGCCGATCTCGTATTTCGAAAAAGTCTTCGCAACCGCCTTTGCCAAACGGCAGGCGCCGCTCCCGGTCGTACAGGTCCGGGAAGCGGAACAACTCACGGTGAACCGCAATGGACGATCAGGACAGCAAGGACAAGGAAACATCATTCAAGCCGCTGACCGTCTCGTCGACGCCCTCAGACGGTTCGACGACGACGGAACCGGACCCGGCGGTTCTGAAGAAATACGCAGCGGAGCGCTCGCGCCTCCTGTTCGGATGCTACCGAAAGGGTGACGCCAACGATCCGGATACCTACGTCGCCGCGATCACGGCCGTGTTGTCGCGATACCCGCGCGACGTGATCCGCGACGTGACGCATCCGGTCAAAGGCCTGCCGATCAAGTGCGATTTCCTGCCGACGGTCAAGGAAGTCTATGACGCGTGCGAAGATCGCGTCTCGCCACGGCGCGAAGATGCTGCACGGAAAAAGCGCGTTGAAAAGCAGATCGCCGAGCGGGGCGAAACCGAACCGCGGCCGGTCTACGCGATCGACAGCCCTGAAGCGAAGGCGATCCGGGTGCTGCATGACATCGTCGGTCGCACCTCGGCATTCTTCACCATCTTCAGGCGCGGCGATGGTTCGGTCACTTACACCAAGCAAGTGACAGAGCAACTGGCGGCGCTCGCACAAGCCCCACCAACCGAGACGTGGGTCCACCTGACCCGGCAACAGGCGGGCGCTTGGGACGGGAAGGGCGGCTTCCTAAGCAAGTTCTTCGATCCGGGATTGGTGCGGCTCCACTTGGTCGAAGGATCCCGCGCGCCTTGGCCGTGGCCGCCCTCGATCGAGGGCAAAATCTACACGGCCGAAACCGGCCCTCCGCTGATGACCGATCAAGACCTACAGGAAGATTTCAAGTGACAGAACGGGGAGAGGGTGAGGGAACATGCTGATGGCAGTGGAAAAAGGGAATTTGGAACAGGTACGGTCGGCTCTTCGAGGCGATCTTGCCATCGGCGATATCGTGGATTACACGCCGGGCAATCAGCGTTTGGCTGAAATTGTGGCCGGCGCCGTGCCGCAATGGCATGTGATCGAAGCACATCCGAACAGCGAACGGACGGCCGCCGCGCATCTGGTAGCCCGGCGCTTTGGCATGTTCGTGCCCGAGACCGAAGAAACCATCATCCGCCGCGGCCGTGGGGTCGACGTCACACGGCTGATGTTCCGGGGCTACATCTTCGTTTTTGTCTGGGACATTCTCGCGCATAAGCGTCGAATCGAAAGCATTCCAGGCGTGTCGCGGATTATGTACGTGGACACTGCCGGGGGAAGGAAACGGCCCGCCGTGATCAGCGACGCCATGATTGATCAGATAAGAGCTGTGGAAAACCGTGAGCGCCCTTTGCCTGCAGTGATGATCCCGGAAGAAATCGCTCCGCCGAAAAAGGGCCGATTGACCCACAAGCAGAAGCGGGCCTATGAGTTAGCGCGCGCCGAGTGGGAGCGGAACAACGAGGTCGTTGCATGCAGGTCTTGGTCAGCCTTCCAAGACAGTCTGATTAAGCTTGACGAGGAGGGACGGAATCAGACACTGCGTAATGCGTTGCAATTAGCCGCTTAGTACTCGCCCGAAAGGGAGTGAGAGGAACAGACTGGCGGACCGGAGCGAGAAAGACCTCGCTTCACGAAGCCAACAATGTGCCCAAAAAGCCCCGGCATCGCCCGGGGCTTTTGCATGTCTATAGGTATGCGGTAGCGCGTCGGCGCTATCGCAGCCTTAGCCCTCTTTGGGCGTTTCCTCCCTAGACTTGGGCCGCCCGCTTGTTGACGCTCTCCGCAGGCGGGCCGGCCCTTTTCGGATTTTCCTCGATGTGCCGATGTGCTGAACGCCAGCTTGCCTTGAAGCGCGCCGCGTCGGCTGTTGGGCGCGGTGATTCCGGCGCCGTAACCGAGAGCGTTCGCTTCGTTGCCCGTAGCTTGATTGAGGATGTTGCGTTCCAGGCGCGCACAAGGCTGGCTTTGGTTCGCAGGACCGCCGGGCTTGGGATGCGAAGATGAATTTCGGCCGTTCGCTGAATATTGAGCAGATTGAGCGCCTAGTGGACCTTCGGCGGGCGATGCCCAAGGTAGCGATGCGGGCGCTCAACCGGACAGGCGCGAAAGCCGTCACACAGGTCGTGCGGGCGTTGACGGACCAAACCGGACTGCCCCGCAAGACGATCAAGCGCGCGGTGAAGTCCTATCGCGCCAGCGAGCGGAACTTAAGCTTTGCCCTCAAGACGCGTGGCGGCAACATCAACCTGCGCTTCTTCAAGGCGCGAGAGACCCGGTCGGGTGTGAGTGCTGCACCGCTCGGCAAGCGGATCGTTGTACCCCACACGTTCATGAAAGCCGGCCGCTTTCCCAAGCGCGTTCGCTTGGACAGTCGCGGCAAAGGCAAGGGAATGGACGGCAACGTCTTCGTGCGCAGGGGCAAGGGCCGTTTGCCGATCGAGGGCGGGCGGAGCGGCGTCTACATCCCGACGGAGATGTTGCAGGGCCGGACGCTTGCAGCCTTCGACGCCATGGTGACGACCGATCTTCCGCTCCAGGTCGAGCGGGCCATTAACGACACCCTGCGCGGCCACTGACCGAAGGGCAACAGCTGGAACTGAGCGGGTCCTTCCCCGCGCCCTTTCACCACGGGCATAAATGCTCGCCGGGGTTTTCCAGTTGGACGGGTTTTGAAACTGACCGAACATGCCGAACACCCGAACAGCACATGGCCGAACACACCGAACTTGACGATGGGCTGTGGCTTTCGGTCACGGAATTGGCCGAAAAGAAGGGCGTCGGCAAGTCGACGATCTCGGAAAAGGTAACGCGACTGGTCTCGGAAGGCAGGCTGACCACAAAGCCGGGTGCTGGAAAACAGAAGCTTATCAACCTTGCGCAATACGATACCGCGATCGGCGAGGTCGGCGACGGGGCGAGAGAGCAGGGCGCAGCCACAAAGGCTGCCGATAGGGCAGACACCACCATCTCGCCGAAGTTGCCGGACGGCAGGCTTCGCGACGAACAGACGCGCGACAAGGCTTATGCGGCGGACCTGAAGTTCATCGACCTCGAGCGCGCGCGGGGCAACCTGCTTGCCGTCGCCGACTTCGATCCACTGGCCGAAGATGCCGCCAGCCGCATCGGCGATATCGTGGATGGTTTGCTGGCGCGGGATTCCGATTTGACCGCGGTCGCGATCAAGGAAGGCGAGAACGGCATGCGCGCGGCACTGAAGCGGATCGCCAGGACGCAGCGGGTCGCGATCGTGACGGCGATGAAAGACATGGCCATCGCCGCTCGCGCCCGCGCCGCCTCAAACGCGAGCGGCGTACCCATGCTGCAGGCCGATTTGCTGTCCGATGACGATCCAGTTCAAACAAACGGCGTATGACAGGCTTGCGGCGGTCTTCGATGCATCGCTGTCGCCGCGGGAAGAAGTCGGTTTCGTCGACTGGTTGCCGAAAAACATCAAGCTGATCGACGGTCCCAACGCGGGCGAGTTGTGGAGCGCCGACGGCGCCCCCTACCTGCGCGAGATTGCCGAGTGTCTTGGGGACGATCATCCCTGCACTGAGGTCAGCATCCGCAAATCGGAGCAATCCGGCGCGTCGATCCTCGCATTGGCGTGGGGTTTGTTCATCGCCGACTGCGAGCCTGCCAATACGTTGTACGCATGTCCCGGAATCGAGTTCCTTCGGGACATCAACAACGCCAAACTTCAGCCGCTGATCGACGCCTGGCAGAAGCATACCAGGCGCGACGGCATCGGCGGCAACAAACCGCCGGTGATCTATCCGCTGGCCCGCCAGATGGCGGGCTCGACCACGACAGAAAAAGTATTCGCAGGCGGCCGGCTATGGCTCGCCAACGCTCATTCCGTGATGGATATGAGCGGCAAGACAGCCAAGAAGGGAATTCGCGACGAATTCTCCAAATGGCAGAATATTCCGGGCTTTGGCGATCCGGATACGCTGTTCAAAGGGCGCTTCACGGCGTTCCGACGTCGGAAGAACTTCAAGATCCTGAATATCTCGACGCCGGAGGTCGATACCGGCGATCCGAGCGGAGACACCGAGGGACACTGCCGGATTACGCTGAAGTTCGAGCGTTCCGATCAGCGGTTTTGGAATTGTCTGTGCCCGGAATGCCTAAAACGCTTCGTCCATCGCTTCGACAACTTCCTGATCGATGAAAAACACCCGCATCGCTCGGTCTATCGCTGCGACTGCGGTCACAATGTCACCGAAACCGAGCGTGTCGACGCGGTCCGCGCCGGAAAGTGGATCGCAAGCGTTCTCGACGACTTAAGACGCCAGCCGGGCTTTCATATCGACGCTTTCATCTCGCTGATGATGTCGTATGAGGCGCTCGCGGAAGATTGGCTCGGCTCGCGCAAGAGCGAGACCGCGAAAAAAGACTACTCGACCCTGAAAATGGGTCTCGCCTATCGTTTCCGCGGCGATGCGCCGGACCACATGCGGCTGTTCGAGCGCCGCGAGGATTATCGACGTGGTCACATTCCGCCGGGCGCGCTGCTATACGCGATGGCTTCCGACGTGCAGAAGCGCGGCATCTATTGGGAGGGCCTAGCGGTCGCGCCAAATCGCGAGAGCTGGGTTGTCGACTACGGTTATATCGACGGCGCGACGACAGATCATGACGGCGGCGCGTTTCTTGAGTTGACCAAGCTGTATCACCGGACCTGGCCCGATGCTTACGGCCAGTTGCGAAGGCACGATACGTTTTCGGTCGATTCCAACTACAACGCCGGCGCGGTCAAGACTTGGACACGACTGCATGCGGGTACACAAGCCGTCATCGGGCGCGACGGATGGGGCCGCCCGCCACTGAGCGCGGCTGCGCCGCAAGATATCGACTACCGCGGCAAGGTGATGAAGGGCGGCGCAACCGTCCGCTTCGTCGGCACTTGGCCGCTGAAGAGCACGTTCTACACCTATCTCGCCCTAGTGGCGAAGGCGGAAGGCTCCAGCCTGGTCTATCCGATGGGCTATTGCCACTTCGGAAACTTTCTGGACGAAGCCTACTTCAAGCAGATCACGTCGGAATTCCTTGCCGACGAAAAGACCGGCAAGGGCAAGAAGAAGCGCAAGCTGCAAGTGTGGACCGTGCGCGCTGGCGCCGACAATCACTGGCTGGATTGCCGCATCTACAACATGGCCTCGCTCGATGCGTACTTCGCGAGCTTCACCTCGGACGATTGGGCCCGGCTTGCTGCCGAGCGCGGCATTCCGGAAGACCTGCGCACGCCGGATCTGTTCACGCCGCGCGCGTTCCAGCGCGGAGCCGACATGGTGACGGGCGAGATACCGATCGAAGTGCCGAAAGACGATCCATGGGCGCGGCTTGCGGAAATGAACCGGGGGATTTGAGAGATGGATGATCGCACGATACGAAAACCGCAAACACCCGGGCCAACTGATCTGCTGTTTGAGCAGTTTCAGAGAAAAAACCTGCGCCAGATAGCGGCGGTGTTTCACACCCCTTACGATCAGTTGGTTCCGCAATACCAACGCGACATTCTGAGCGCTCTTGAAGATGAAGACATCGCAGCGGTTGGGTTGAGGCGCTTCTGATCATGACCGACCAGGAGATGCTCGATGCCGCCCGCGTAGCGCGCCATCAGTTGCTGATGGGGCAGGGCATTGTCGAATGCGACTTCGGCGGCGCCGGAGGCCAGCAGCGAACCAAGTTCACGGCGGCGAATGCCGACAGGCTGGATGCCTACATTGCCGAGCTCGAGGCGAAGGTTGCCGGACGATCGCCGCGCGGCGCCGTCGGTTTTATCTTTTAACCGGAAACCTGAAACAGCATGACGACTGCGGTCCTCGATCCTAGCGGCACGCCGGTGCCGGCGTCCTACATCGCCGGCATCCGCGCCGAAGCGTTTTGGCCGACGGCGTACAGGTCCGGGTCTTATCATTCGCAGGAAATGGCCGCATGGCGGCCGTTCAGCGCATCGGCCGATGCTGCCATCCTTCCGAACCGCGATCTTTCGATTGCGCGGGTCCGCGACCTGGTGCGCAACGATCCGCACGCCGTGGCCGGCGTCGCAAAACTGGTCGACATGCTGATCGGTGCTGGCCTTCGTTCTTCCTCGAAGCCCGACATGCGGGCGCTCGGCTTGAGCCCGTCGAAAAAGAAAGACGCGAAGATAGCCCGTGAGCTTGGCGAAGCGATGGAAGCCGAATGGCGTACCTTCGCCAATGATCCGTTGCGTCGCTGCGACGCGCAGCGACGGCTTTCGATGAACGGGATGTTCCGGCTGCTGTGCCGGACATGGGTCATCAACGGTGAGACGACAGCCTCTCTCGGCTGGAAAAATCGCGGCCGCTATTCCACCTGCGTCCGCGCCATCGATCCCGATCGCCTTTCGCAACCAAATGGCGCCGCCACAACGGCGACGATGCGCGCCGGCGTCGAGTTCGACGATGATGGCGAGCCGATAGCCTATCACGTCCGCAACGGCCATCCGAGCGACTGGTATGATATCCGTCCGAATGCGCTGACCTGGACGAGGATCCCGCGCAGCACGAGCTGGGGCAGGCCGGTTTTCATCCATGGCTTCGAGCCCGATCGCGAAGATCAGGCCCGTGCCATCACGCCGTTCGCGGCGCTGATGCAGCGCATGCGAATGATCGGCAAGTTCGCCGATACCGAACTGGCATCCGCGATGGTGAATGCACTGTTCGCGGCCTTCGTCAAGTCGTCGCTGCCGGTCGATGCCGTCAACCAGGCGTTTACACCACAGACGCTGACCTACGCCGATAAGCGGCTCGACCATTACGAGAAGTTTCCGGCGATGCTCAACGGCGTCCGGATTCCAGTGATGCCGGTTGGCGATGAGATCCAGATCAATAATGCGACGCGTAGCACCGTCTCCTTTCCGAAGTTCCAGTCCGCGTTCCTGCAGTCGATCGCCGCGGCGCTTGGCGTTTCCTATGAGCAGTTGTCGATGGATTGGTCGATGGTCAACTATTCGTCGGCTCGCGCGGCCCTGAATGAGGTCTGGCGGCACATTATGACGATCTTCTCCGCCTTTACCGAGCAGGTCGCGGATCCAATTCGCCTTGCCGTGATCGAAGAAGCCTTCGATCGAGGTTACATTGTCGCTCCGAAAGGCCTTCCGGATTTCTGGGACATGCCCGGCGCTTATCTGCGCGGGCGATGGATAGGTCCCGGCCGTGGTTATGTCGACCCGGTCAAGGAAGCGCAGGGCGCGGGGCTGCGCATGGGAAACATGACCGCGACGCTCGAGACGGAATGTGCCGACCAGGGCGGCGATCTCGAGGAAACGCTCGATCAGATTGCGCGCGAAGAAGCGATGCTGAAGGATCGCGGTTTGACCCGGACACTTTCGGCAGGATCCGGGCTCCTGCCCGATCCGAGTGACGCCGGCAATGATGCTGCGGCCGATGCCGCAGCCGACAAGAGGCCCGGTCAATGATCCTGCGTCCTGAGATCGCGGCGCGGGTTTTCAACTCGACGCTGATGATAGACCCCGGCAAGGCCGCAGCGATCCTGATGGGGATTGGCGGCCGCATTGTCGACGGCGGCGTTGAATTGTCCGGCGGCGGCGCGCCTATTGATCACATCGCCTTTGCCAGTGGCAGGGCATCCGATGAAATGGGGCGGCTCGGTGACCCGCTGATGCGGAGGCTACAGCAGAACGGCTACGCCGCCGACGATACCCTGTTCAGGGTAGAGAATGTCGCCGTTATCCCCGTCGAGGGAACGCTGGTCCACAAGGGAAGTTACCTCGGCGCCTATTCCGGCAGTACTTCGTACGAAGGCTTGCAAACCCGTGTCGCTGCTGCGGCGAGATCCAATTCAGTGCGCGGCGTGGTGTTTGAGCAGGATAGTTTCGGCGGCGATAGTTCTGGCGTCTACGATCTCGCAGAGGCGGTCTACGAACTCTCAAAGGTCAAGCCGACGCTTGCCATCCTGACGGACAATTCGCTTTCAGCGGCCTATCTCCTGGCGTCCGCATGCCGCTACATCGTGTTGCCGGAGAATGGCAACGCCGGGAATATCGGCGTCGTCACCATGCATGTCGACTACTCCAAGCAGCTCGAGAAGGATGGCATCAAGGTCACCGTGTTGTCGTCAGGCAAGCTCAAGGCCGAAGGCAATCCGTTCGCCGCGCTGTCGGATGATACGACCGCCCGCATTCAGAAGCGGCTCGATGCGGGCCGTGAGCAATTTGCAGCGGCCGTTGGTCGCTACCGCGGGGCGCGGTTGACGAAGGACGCGGCTCTGGCGACAGAAGCTGAGTGTTTCAGAGGTATCGATGCGGTCGCTGCCGGAATTGCGGACGGCGTGGTTCGTCCGTCGGAAGCCTTTGCACAATTTGTTTCGCTAATGCGTTGATCTCCGGGCTCTGCATCGCGGCGTCCGCTTACCACCCCCGAAGAATGGAGAGATTGAAATGACAACGGCACTGACCGGGCTTGCGGCCGTGTACGCTGCGGCTGGATTGAGCATGGACGCAAAGGATTCCGTGTCGCGAGATGCTCTTTCGAGTGCAATCGCTGCGGCGCTTGCCGAGGGCGAGAAGGTTGGTTTGCAGAAGGCTGGCAATGACGCCACCAAGATCGGTTCCGACGCCGTTGCTGCGGCGAACGTCCGCTGCAAGGCGATCCTCGGTCACGCTGAAGCCAAGGGTCGCGAGAAGATGGCTCATCGGCTCGCTTTCGATAGCAACATGTCGGCGGATGCTGCGATCGATATGCTCAAAGACGCGCCAAAGGGTCAGTCGCTGTCGCGTCTCGATGGCTCCGTTCCGGATCCGAAACTCGGGGCGGATGAAAACTCCGGGCAGCAGATGGATGCGGCCGCGACCGGTGAGGCGTGGGGCAGCGTCCTGACGAAACGCGGAATGAAAATCGCTTAAGCCGTTTTTTTTCGGCTCTGAGTTTTTGAATCTTCCCTTTCCCCCCTACAACGAACGGAATCCTGAAACATGACAACCTTCATCGAGGCCCGTCATCCGGGCGAGTTCATCCTTTCCGAGCTGGACGGTCACGGCTCGCGTGAAAATGTGCTGATCGGTATTTCGCAAACCATCCTCGTTGGTGGCGTGCTTGGCGCGGCGCCGATCGTGGCCGGCGAGACTTCCTTGATCATCATTGGCGCCAACACGGGCAATGGCGTGGCGGCGCTGGCGAATCCGGCGACAAGCCAGGCTGCAGTCGATGGCGACTATCTGTTGACCTGCACGGCTGCTGCGGCCAACTCAGGAACCTTCAGTGTCCAGACGCCCGACGGCCGTGAGATCGGCCCGTTGATCGTGCCTGTCGCCTTCGATAAGGAAATAAAGTTGACGATCGCCGACGGCACGACCGACTTCATTATCGGCGACAGTTTCAAGGTCCGTATCGGGATCGAGACGCCCGGCGACCTGACTTACGTCGCGCTTAATCCGGCCGGCGCGGATGGTTCGCAAAACGCAGCCGGCATCGCGATCTATCCCGTCGTTAATGACGGAGCGACCACCACCAAGATCGCCGCGATCGTGCGTGGTGCCGAAGTCAACGGCAAATGTATCGAATGGCCGGCCGGCATCACTGCGCCGCAAAAGGCGGAAGCCATCGAGCAGTTGCGCAAACGGATGATCATGGTCCGCTGACCGAAGGTCTCAGACGTTTCATTCTATCCCACCACTCATCAAAACGGAAGGACCAACGAACCATGTTGGACATCTTTAATAACAATGCGTTCGGCGTGGTTAGTCTCACCGACGCGATCAACAAGCCGCTGTTCGCACCCGGCCGGCTCGGTCAGATGGGTCTCTTCAACGAGCGGGGCGTCACAACCACCACCATCGTGCTGGAGGAAAAGGACGGCAATCTGATCCTGATCCCGCCGACGCCGCGCGGCGGTCCCGGCAATACGCTCGGCAAGAACAAGGCGATTGCACGACCGTTTGTCGTACCTCACTTTGAGATCAATGACGCCATCTATGCCGACGAGGTGCAGGGGGTGCGCGCCTGGGGAACGGAAAACCAGCTGCAAACCGTGATGGGTGTGGTTGCCGACCGTATCGGTATTCATCGGCCCTCGCATGAGGTCACGCTGGAGTATCAACGTATCGGCGCGGTGATCGGTCTGATCACCTATGCCGACGGGGCCACTACTGATCTGTTTGCCTCGTTCGGTATCGCGCAGGACGCTGAAATCGACTTCAATCTTGACGATCCGGCCCCGGCTCCAGGCGCCTTGCGCAAGGCGGTTGCGGCCGTTATTCGTCAGGTCTCGAACAATCTCGGCGGCATTCCGTTCGCCGGCCTGCACGCACTCTGCGGCGATGCGTTCTTCGACGCTCTGTTGGCACATCCGGAAGTTCGTGCCACGTTCCTTAACAATCCGGCAGCGGCCGAATTGCGCAAGGCCTATGTGATGAACGGCATGTCCTTCGGCTCGTTCGAGTTTGGAGGCATCATCTGGGAAAACTATCGCGGCGCAGTGGGCGGAACCGGGTTTATCAACACCAACAAATGCCACATCTTCCCGCTCGGTGTCCCAAACCTGTTCCGGACCTATTTCGCGCCCGCCGACTATGTCGAGACGGTCAATACCATCGGCCAGCGCATCTACTTGAAACAGTACCTTATGGAAAACGATAAGGGCATCAATCTGGACAGCCAGATGAACGCGTTGTCGCTGTGCACGCGGCCAAAGGCCTTGGTCAAGGGCAAGCTGACCTGATCGTTGAGGCCTGCGCCGATTGGCGCAGGTTCGCTGAGTTTGCGGGGGATTGAACCTTAATGCCGACTCCCTTCGAGACCGCCGCTGCTCTGACATCGGCGGCGGTCGATACGATCTACGGCGAGACCTTCACCTTCATCGGTATGAAGGCGGGCGTTGATCGTGGATCGCCGAAGGTGCTTGATACTGCGCGGCTGAAGTTCGATGCGGTTGGTGGCTTTATCGATCCGTCGAAGTCAGGCTTTCCGCTCGCGCGTGGGACGGAAAACAACCAGGCGCAGCGCCACGTCATTACTGAGCCGTTCGTATCGGTGGACAATGCGAAGCTGGTATGGGTGGTCGTTACCGGCGATCGCATTACCCGGCTTAAGACGGGGATGCAATACGAGGTCGCACGGCCGATGCCGGACGGCGTCGCGCGCACCTTGTTCTTCCTGACCGGAAAGACCGCCTGACATGCTGGCCCGAACCGCGCTGCGGCTGATTACGGCCGCTGCATTGTCCGGCAGGACGATTGCGGAAGGGAGGGTCGACGACAGCCGCCTGGCGGACCTGTCGCCGGAGAGCGTGCCGGAGGATGGCCTGCCGGTCATCATGGTGATCTGCGACGACGATGATGGGGATGCGTTGTCGGACCAGAATGGCGGGCCGCCGTTCGACCGCATGATCGACCTCAATCTCGAGCTATCGATCGCCTCGCGCGTGCAGTATGTCGATCCGAACAATCCTGTTGCTTCGATCTATGTGGTTGAAGCGCCGGACACCGATGCGCGGCTCGAAGCATCGCTGGACTTTCTGGAATTCCAGGCGATACGCGAACTGGCTTTCGGGTTGTCGCCTTATTCGGTCATGTTTCGCCAGGTTGCGCGCATCGTGCATCGCGCATGTCATCGCGCCGCAACCGACGATGGCGTGAAGATCGCATCGCGCCTGCTTACGCTGCGCTGTCGCGTCAATGACGATCAGATCGAGGTGCTCGATGCTAACGCGCCGACGCCGGTGGGCCTCGATGCCCTGCCGGAGCCGTTGCGCTCGGTCGCAAAGTTGTTGCCGCCTGAATCGTCCGGCGGCGTGACGTGCGCCGCGCTAGCGGCGATGCTTGCGCAGATCACGGCCGGCATTGCTCTCGAAGGCTTCGATTTCCGCGCCGACGCCGGCGATGCGGTGAAAACCGAATTTCCAGACGACCGCGAAGTTGTTCTCACGGTCGATCTCCCACAGGCTTAACCAGAGAGACACAGCGATGGACACTGTATACGTCAAGCCGAGCAAGGGTGCGCGCATCCGCCAGCCGGAACGAGGAGGCCAGGTCATGCCCGATGTCGGCGCGATGGTCCCGCGTGACACCTATTATGAGAGGCTGATCATCGGCGAGGACGTCGTCGAGACGGATCCGCCGAAAGCCTCGCCCGACCCGCAACCTGCGCCAGCGCCGGACAAACCCGCCGCCGTTGCGCAAAGCTCAGAGGACTGAACGTCGATGGTCACTTTCAACCAAATCCCCTCGAACATCCGCGTGCCGTTCGCCTATTTCGAGATCAACGCGGGGCAGTCGCCTTATCTTTCCGCCAGCCGCACGCTCTTGATCGGGCAGAAGACCGGCGCCGGGACCGCGCCCGCGAACGCTCCCATTCGGGTCGACGGCGATCCGACCGTGATGTTCGGCGCAGGCTCCATGCTCGCCGACATGGCGCTGTATGCCCGGCAGGGTTTTCCGCTCGGAGAAATCTGGGCGTTGCCGCTGGCCGATCCCGGCGGCGTTGCGGCCATCAAGACAGTCACGGTCGGCGTCGGCATTCTCGGCAGTGTCGGTGCGGTGACTGTATACATCCAGGGCGAGCCGGTCTCTGTGCCGGTCGCGGCGGCGGATACCAATGCCAACGTCGCGACCAATCTTTCCGCGGCGATCAATCTTGGCTATGTCAAATTCGGCCGCGCGCTGTCGTTCCCGGTCATTGCGTCGGTTGCGGCCAATGTGGTGTCGCTGACCGCGCGCAACGTCGGCACAATGGGCAACGCAATCGCGGTCGACAGGGATCTGCTCGGCAACGAAGGCGCGCTGGCGCAGTATCTCACCATCGCAGCGCCGACCGCTGGCACGCTGGTGCCCTCGCTCGCGACCGGGCTCGCAGCGTTGGGCGATCAGGAATACGACTGGATCGCTGCGCCCTATGCTGACACCACGTCGCTCAATGCCATCCAGGCGTTCCTGGCCGACCGCTGGTCGCCGATGCAGCAGACCTACGGCAACTACATCACCGCGTCGTTCGATACCTTCGGCAACCTCGCGGCGGCCGGTGCGTCGCGCAATGATCCGAACGCGGAAATCATGGGCGTGGTGGAATCATCCTCGCCGCCGTGGGTATGGGTGGCGGCGATCGGCGCGGCCGTCGCGCAAGCAAAGAACCTGGCAGGCTCCGTGGACCAGGCCTATCAGATCAGCCGTCCGCTGCAGACGCTGGAACTGGTTGGCGTCAAGCCGCCCAAGTCGCGGATCAACTGGTTCACTAAAACCCAGCGCCAGCAACTCTATCTGGACGGCATCTCCGGCTTCACCGTCGATCCGGACGGCACGGTTCGCATCGACCGGCTGATCACCACCTATCAGACCAATGCCGCGGGCCAGCCGGATATCACCTGGCTCGACGTCGATACCCGCGCTCAGATGGTGTATTTCGTGCGCTACATGCGGCAGCGCATCGCACAGAACTATTCGCGATGCTCGCTTGCCGACGACAATCCCGGCAACAAACCGACGATCGTGACCGTGGCGACGCTGAAGGCCGAGTGTGTCCATGCCTACAAGGAGATGGAGCGCGGCGGGTTGGTGGAAAATTCTGGGCTGTTCGCTGAACGCCTGGTGGTGGAGCGTTCGGACGATCCGAACCGCGTCAACGCCTACCTGCCGGTCGACGTGATCAACCAGTTGCGCATCTTCGCAGCGAACGCGACCACATTCCTGCAATTTCCGGCGTAACTCGCAAGCGTCGCCTCTTTCGCTGACAAAATAGGAGCTTTTCATGCCAACCAGCACTGGTCGCGTGTCGATCGTCATTGCCGGCGTGCCGTATTCGGCGCGCGGTGAGATTACACTCAACAAGTCGAACATTTCCGTCGAGGCCAAGTCGAATTCGGATGGCTCGACCTACCGCACGGTTACGCCGAAGCCGCGCACCGCCGAAGTCACATTCGATCAAGGCTCCGTGCTGACTGCGCCGGACGGTTCTGTGATGAAATGGGACGAAACGATGATGTTGATCATCGATTTGCCGGTAACGTTCACCGAAAAAGACAATCGCGGCAAGCAGCATCTGCTTTCAGGTGCATTTTTTACCGGCGAGCCTCAACAGAACCTCTCGACTGGCGAAATTTCCGGTCTCGGTATCGCCGCCGATGACTATGAGAGCGTGTGATGGGTGAAACAGTCACCATCTCACTCAAAAAGCCGCTCAAGGGACCGAACGGCCTTGAGGTTGCGGCTGTCATTATCCGTGAGCCGATGTTCGACGACGTAATTGACCTTGGCGATCCCTATACGATCGCAATGACGGCCTCAAATGTGCCGTTCCAGGTCGAGAATTCCGATGTAATCCGGGCGTATCTGGAGCGCTGCATCGTTGAGCCAAAGGATCCTGCGCTGCTGGCGCAGGTCAACGGCCGGACAGCGATCGACATCAAGGACAAGTTTCTCGCTTTTTTCCAGCCCGACGCGCCGGCGAGCGCGGAATAGAGGACGCGGCGGACGATCTCGCGTTCGAATGCGGGGTTGATGCCGATGCCGTCGGGCGCCTGACGATCTCCAAACTGCTTTACTGGCAAAGCCGCGCTGTCGAGCGCAGCAAGCGCCGTTCCAAAAGGTGAAACGCTCTTAAATGCCCAGCCGTATCATCGAAGCAAAGCTCAAAATCACCGGCAGCGATGCCGGTGCGGGCGATGCTATCGACAAGGTAGCGAAGAAGCTGAAACAGCTCGAGGCCGCCGGAAAGTCGGCCAGTGCAGTCGACCGCATGGCGGCATCGATCGAGCGCGCCAAGCAGCAAATGGAGGCTCTCGACCGGTTCAACCGCGCCCGTGGGGGATTTGCCGATGCGCGGACGCGGTTTCGGGAAGCGCAGATCGCTGTCGAGCGGCATGCCAAGGCGCTTGCGGCGGCTGAAGCGCCGACGCGCGCCCTTGAGATGGCGCATCGCCGCGCGGCTTCCGCAGTTTCGGCGGCGGCCAAGGCGTTCGCTCTTCAAAAGAGCGAAGTGCTGTCTTCGAAGCGTGCGCTGGAGGGCTTTGGCGGTCCGGTCAAGAACGTCGCGGCGGAACAGGACAGGCTTCGCAGGTCAATTGAGCGGACCACGGCGGCGATGGCGCGGCAAAAGCGCAACTCCGTGCGGAGAGAGGAAATAGGCAACGCCGCCGGCCTGGTGGGCTTGATGGCTGCGCACAAGGTAGCACACGCCGGCCGTGCGACGCTGGAAACCTACCGCGAATTCGACAAGGAGCGCCGGTTCGGCAAGGCGGTGATGGGACTAACCGACGAAGAGCAGAAACCGTTGGTTGATCAAGCCATCCATATGGGAGCCAAAACCAAGTTCAACGATATCCAGGTACTTGAAGCCCAGCGCGAACTCGCCGCGCGCGGTCTGAAGAAAGATCAGATCATGGGGATGATGGAGCCGGCCGGCAATCTCGGCATGTCGATGGACCTGAAGCTGCCCGACGCTGTCAAACAGATGGAGGGCGCAATCTTTGGCTTCAAGAAAGACATCAGTTCGCTGCCTGCCGCACTGGCGTCGGCAAAGCAAACCGCCGATCTGCAAGTGAAGGCCGCGAAGATTTCCGGCATGACGCCGGACGACATCAAGGCGGCCTACAAGTTCGGTGCTACGCCCTCCCGGATGTCGGGCGTGTCTGAACAAACGCTGTTGGCCTTCGCGGGTATCGGCAAAAAGGCCAATATGGGCGGCGACGAGTCCGGCGTAGCGTTTCGGGCGTTGATGGCGGCGGCGCAATCGCCGACACGCGGCGCGAAAGAGGCGCTGCTGGCGAACGGGCTCAATTTCAAGAATTATCAGAAGACGCCGGATAGCCTGGCGCTAGATCCGTTTGTACAGAACGTCGCGGCGCAGTATGGCGTCAAACTCGACAAGAAAACCCAGGCTGGGCTTGGAAAAATCTTCACCAACAAGAAGCTGATCAGTGATCCGGCGAAATTCACGCCGGCGGTGATGAGTTTCCTTGGCGACAATCTCGGCGGCGACGACGCCAAGAGCAAGCGCAGCATCGCCGGCATGGCCAACCGCTATCGAGACAAATCGATGGGCGGGATCGACGTCAATGCGTTCATAGCGGACCTGATGACAAAGATTCCGGGCAACCTACAACTCGCCAATGCCGTATTTGGAGCGAAGCAGGGCGGCCGGATCGCGACCGCACTGGGAGATCCGGAAACCTTCAAGAAAATGATGAAGGAATTACTGACCGGCTCTGACGGCTATGCCAAGAAGATCGCCGAAGAGAGGATGGCGGGCTTCGACGGCGCTGTTTCGAAGTTCGAGGGTGCGGTTAAGAACCTTGAGACAGCTATCGGGCGTTCGTTTGATCGCGACGGATCCGGAGGTCCGCTAACGGCGATCACCAACAGGGCGGCTGCGCTGACGCAGAGCCTCGCCGAACTTGATTCCAAGGTCGTGATGGCGGGCGCATCGATAGTCGCTTTGGGCGGGGCTTATGCCGGCATCAAGGGCATCATCAGCCTAAAAGCTCTCTTTACCGGAGGGCCGGCACTGACAGCCTCAGCCGTCGCGTTGGATCATAGTGCCGCGGCGCTTACAGCGGCTGCTGTCAGGCTTGGTGCCAGCGGCGCTGCGGGCGGCGCGAAAGAAGTTGGCAAGGATATCGCGAAGGCTGCGCCGGCTGCTGGCGGTCTTGCTTCGGTATGGGGCCGAGCTGCTGCCGCGGTGCCATTTTTGGGAGCGGTCGCAGTTCCCGCGGCGTTGTACGCCGCGTCGTATCCGTGGACGCAGGACGCCAACAATCCCGGCGCAGCTGAATCCCGCAACAAACGCGGCAAGGGATTGCGCGATGCGACAATCGCAAGCCACAACGCCGATCGCGACCGCTTAGGAATTCCGCGGCTCGGCGCTGCGCAGACTGAGGTCACCGGGACCGCCGAAGTAAAGGGCGAGGTCAAGATATTGGTCGAGGACAAGCGTGTAACCGTGGATGGCGGCGACAGCGTGTGGGTTTCGGGAAGTCTTCCGCTTCACGGTCCAGGCAGCGTTGGCAAATCCTCACCCGACGCACGGCCGGGATGGCGCGGTACGGTCGGAGGCTATCGATGACCCTGGCGCGCGACTGGCTCAAGACACTGTGGCCTGCGAGCTATAAATCGGTCGGGTTTATGGTCGACTCCGACACGGAAAAAGGTGCGCGCCGCAAGGCCGTGCATCAGTTTCCCGGCCGCGACGATCCTTATGTTGAAGATCTTGGCGCGGACCGTCGCGATTTTTCCGTCACGGCATATCTCGCGTCCGATACGGCGGATACAGACGCCGACGCTCTCATGAATATTTGTGACGAAGCAAGCGCCGGCACACTTGTGTTGCCCTCACACGGTCCGATCGAGGTGCAATGTCTGACCTTCAAGCGCGACCGCAAGGGGGATAAGCACGGCTACATCGCAATCGAGATGGAGTTTGTGCGCGATGGGGCCACCAAGGCGCAGCCTTCGGAGAACGCGCTCGCTAACCAAGTCTTTGTCGAGGCCGATGAGCTACAGCCTGCGATTGCAGACTTCTGCGTTGACGAACTTGCAGCGCTCGATATGCCGGATTACGTCGTCGGCGCGGCCGTTGATGCGGTGCGCGATGTGGCTTCGCTGTTCGAGGAGCTACGCACCTCGGCGCCGGTTGATATTGCGGTCAGTGCAATCACGCGTACTGCGATTCAGTCGCTTTACGATGACGCGCCAAGCCTGATCCATCGTTTGACCGGCGTTGACCCTTCACTCGGCAACCGGATCGTTGACGTTGCGCGTGCACTTGGTGACGGCATTGCCGCGCCGGGAGCGCGGGCGGCCTTCCTGCCGCTGCTGGACGTGCTTCCTGACGTGCCGGTCGACCTGGCCGCGACGGTGTCCGGGCAACTCGCCATCAGCAATGCCAACGCGGTCCGCCTTGCAGCGCGGCTGGCGGCACTGATGGTTTCTGCTGAATCCGTTGCGCGTGACGATTCAATTTCGGACCGCCCCGCGGGGATCACGCTGCGCGCGGATATTGTTGAGTTGTTCGATGCGCAATGTTTTGCATTGGATATGCGGAACGGCAATCTGATTGCTTGCGTGCAGAACCTGCGAGGCGCTGCCGTCGATTACCTCAGCCAGAAGATCACCACACTGGCGCCGGTCATTACTGTGACTTCGAACCTTGAATTGCCGTCGCTCGTCTGGGCGTGGCGGCTGTATGGCGACCCGTCTCGAGCGGCCGAACTGGTTGCGCGCAACAGCGTGTCACATCCGGGTTTCATGCCGGTCGAGATCGAGGCGCGGGCGTCGTGAGGTCAAGGCTTAGGTTTTTTTAGGTGTTTGGGTTCGGTTAGGGGCCCGGCATGGTTCGGCTCGGCCAGGGGAGAAGGGAAATTCCTTAGGGGATTGTCCCTTCCGCCCGCTAGAACGCCCCTGAGGATCATGGCAGGCTCTCCCGCACGGGTGCGGGAGAGTTAATGAAGGCAATCTTGATTGCGGCCTTGCTAATCGTCGCCGTGCAGGATGCGCGGGCGGAATATGGTGTTCGCGTGCTTGGCAATTGGACAACGTCGTCAAGTGCTGGCGGATTTGGTGACGGCGACAATTTTCTAGCAGCGACATCTGTCCTGGATACCGCACTGGCGGTCAGGTGTCTCCAAAGGCAACTGACCGTTGTCGTAATGCGAGTTGGCGGTGATCCCAGCCCTTTCATAGTGGGCAAGTGGTATAGCTTTAAGTTTAGGGTTGACCAGCGGTCGGTCGTCGAGGCGGAGGGCAAGGTAATTCATCCCCGCGTGATAGACGTTCACATTGATCTCGATTTTATAAGGGCGATCCGCGACAGCAACGAAACCGCGATGCGGATGAAAGATGCCGCTGGTAGCGAGATTACGTTGGTGTTCAAAACGTCTGGCGCAAGATTCGCCTTCGCAGATATTTCGAGGGAGTGTCCTCAACTGAAGTAATTGGGGGAAAGAGCAAATCATCTTAGAATGGTTTCCCAAAAGGGCCGTCACGATAAGTGGCGGCCTTCGTCATTGGTAAGAGGGTTTTTTTAGGAAGTGGAATGAATGGGTGCGGAGCGGATCAGGGTCGAAGTCGGTGGCGACATCTTCACTGCTTGGGAGCAAGTAAAGGTATGCGCCGCATTCGATGAGGCGTGCCGTAGCTTCAGCCTGAATGCGGTTGCCGAGCGTGGCGCGTCGGCGACACACGCAATCTTCGCATTGGGTACGCAGATCAAAATTTTTGCCAACGACGATCTGATGCTCGACGGCTATGTCGAACGGCGCCGGGTCAAGCTCGATGACGATTCAAGTCTGTTCACCATCACCGGCCGCTCCAAATCCTGCGACCTGGTGGACTGCAGCGCGATACATGAGACCGGCGCCTTTGCGAAGGTCGACCCGGTCGCGATTGGCAACAGGCTGGCTACGGGTCTAGGCGCTCAATTTGAGACCGATCAGGCGCTTGATGAAATCGAGAGTTACCAACTGACCCCCGGATCAACTGTATTCTCGGTGATCGAACAGTTTTGCCGCAATCAGAACCGGACGCTGACGGGCTTGCCGAATGGAAACGTCAAGATAACGAAGGCCGGCAAGTCGCGCCACGCCGGCGGCCTTTACGAGGGAGTCAATATTTTATCGATCGAAGCCGATCACGACGCCACCAACCGGTTCTCCAAGCTAATCGTGCGCGGCCAGAGTGACGACGGCGATGGGCCGGAGGCGCTTGAGACCGAGGCGACGGCGAACGACTTCAAAGTCACGCGGTTTCGGCCGCGCATCATTATTCATCGCGACAGCGCCACCAAGGCCATTGCCAAGGGCGCTGCGGAGACCCGCCGCGACCGCGCCGCCGGCAAGGCGCTCCGCTGCGATGTGGATGTGCAGGGTTTTCACGATGAGGCGGGGTTGTTGTTCGATCCCGGCCGGCTGATATGGACCGAAAGCAAGACGGTCGGGATCGCGCAGGACATGCTGATCGAAAGCGTCGAGTTCGCGCAAGCGAATAAATCCGGTTCGATCACCTCACTCGGCTTGGTCGACCCGCGCGCCTATGACGGCGACAAGGGCAAGGGCAACCGCTCCAGCGAGGATAACGATCTCGACGAGAGCGAGGCACTGTGATGTACGCGCGGGAGGATGAGGTACGGTCAATGCTGCGCCGCGCGCAGCTTGTCAGCCTCGATGATTCCGGCGTGCGACAGTTGCTCGCTCTCAGTGGGCTGAAGGCCGATCAGCCGCCCAAGGTGCCTCGCATGGCGGACTTCGGTTTTGCGTCGTCGCCACCTCCCGGCGCGGATTTCCTGCTGCTGTCGTTGGGCGGCGGAAGCCGCATGATGGCGATCGGCGGAGAGCACAAGGATTATCGCCAAGCCAATCTGCCGTCGGGCACGTCGGTACTCTATGACGCATCCGGCAACGTCATCTTCGCCAAGGGCAGCAACGGCATCGTGGTGAAGGCGAACGAAGGCACGATCGTGGTGTCGCCGGCGGACGGACAGAACCTCTATCTCGGCGGCGACGGCACGGACGGCACCTATCAGCAAGTGCGCACGGTGGGCGGTTTTTCGATCAATGTTTATGCGAAGGTCGCAGGGCTTTAGATGACCACGCCGCGCATTCGGATCAACGAAGGCCGCGATCCGCAGCCGCAGTTGTTGTGGGACAGCAACTGGGACACCGCGCGTGGCTTTGCCGAATGGGCGCTGGCGGCGGCATCCGAGACGTTGAACCGCGGCGGGTTAGCTGCAACGCGCGCTATGGAAACTGCGATCGTGATCCAGTTGTTTACCGACAAGCGCATGCCGGTCGATCATCCACTGCGCAAATATGTTGACGGCGGTGATTTGCGTGGATGGTGGGGTGACGGCGTCGATATCCGGACCGATCTTGGCGAATCCGAGATGGGGTCGCTGCTCTGGGTGCTGGCGCGTGCGCCGCTCACCGAAGATATCCGACGTTGGGCTGAAACTCTTGCGAAGGATGCGCTGCAGACCTTGATACGCCAGCGCATTGTAGCCCGTATCGATGTCACAGCAATTGCGGAGCCTGCGATCGGACGTCTCGACCTTCTGATCAAGGCGTATCGCAGCAACGGTTCGCTGGCGGTCGACCGCCGCTTCGATGATATCTGGAATCAGATGCAATGAGTTTCGCGCTTCCGACCCTGGCCGCCCTGGCGGAGATGGCGCGCAAGTCGCTGCGCAGCTATCTGAAGGGCACCGACGCATGGATATGGCCGAACAACATGGCCGTCGCCGCCAAGGTGATGGCCGGCGTTGGCTCGGAAATCATGGGGTTTGCTGACTACATCTCGCGGCAAAAATTCGCGTTGACGGCGGACGGCGACAACCTCGCCCTCCACGGGGCGGAGGTTGGCTTAACCAAGCGGCCAGCGTCGCCGGCCGGCGGCAAGGTGACCTTGACGGTGCCGGTGGCGGTCACCGTCGACCTTGGCGCGGTGTTTACCCGCGGCGATGGCTTTCGCTATCTGGCATCGGCTGCAACCTCGCTGGCCGGCGCAGGCACGCTCGACGTCGACGTCATCGCTTCAGTGGATGGCAAGGCGGGCAACGCCATCGCAGCAACGCCGCTTGTGATCACGTCAGGCGTTACAGGCGTTGCAACTGCGGCGGTCGGGTCCGATGGCATTGTCGCAGGCGACGACATTGAAGATGATGGCGAACCGTTTACGTCCGATCTGTCGACCTTCCGCGGCAGGATCCTGTTTCGCAAGCGGAACCCGCCACACGGCGGCGCGCCGGCGGATTATGTACAGTGGGCATTGTCGGTATCGGGCGTCACCCGCGTCTATGTCGAGCGGCGCTGGATCGGCGCGGGGACTGTGCGCGTATTCGTGATGATGGACGACCGCTATCCCGACGGAATTCCGTCCGTCGCCGACATCGCGCGGGTGCAGGATTATATCGACATCGTGGCCCCGGCCGGCGCGGCGGTTACTGTGGCGGCTCCGATCGGTGTGCCGGTTCCGGTCATCATCAACAGTCTCTCGCCGAACAGTACGGGCGTGCAGCAGGCGATCATCGCCGAACTTGGCGCTGCGTTCCGGCGGTTGTCGGCAGTGGCGGGCAACGATACCGAACACGACGGAATGCCGTATCTGGCGACCGCGCAATCGTTCTCCCGGGAGTGGATTGGGCAGGCGATCTCGAATGCGGCGGGACAGAAGCGCCATGTTCTGCTCGCGCCGCCGGCCGACAGTCCGTTGGTCTCAGGGCAGATCGCCACGCTGGGTGACGTGAGCTTTACGTGAGCACTGCATTTCGCTGTCCGAGCAAGCTGCAGATATTTAGGCAGATCTTGATACTGCTGCCGCGCGGCAACGCCTGGCAGAGTAACGATCCGGCGGGGCAGGCGTTCACCGCGACGATGGCGCAGCCTGGCTTTGCGCAGCCTGGCCTATTCCAGACGCTGGATCGGCCGCTCACGGTGATGCACGCGTTTTGGTCTGCGGTAGCAGATTTCTTCTTTCAATTGACTCAACTGTTGTGCGCGCTGCGGCTGGAGTTTTGGTGCGCAACGCAAAGCCAAACGCGCGATCTGTGGCTTGAAGAGTATGGCCTGCCCGATGCCTGCGACCCGTTTCCAGATCTCTGCGCCAAGGTGTCCGCGCTCGGTGGAACCGACTGCGTCTATTATAGGGAAGTTGCAGCGCGCGCCGGTTGGTTGATTAACTGCGAGCCGCTGTTTTCGGCGATATGCTTTCAATTCGGGTCATTCCAGCTGGGTAACGTCGGGCTTGGAGGCGAGGGCGGTGCGGCAACGATCCGTATCATCGTCGACCTCGATAACAGTCCGGCGTTTCAGGGGCAAAACGAGACGCGGCCGCAGCTTGGCGCGTTCCAGCTCGGCAACACGCTGAACTGCGAGCCTGATTTCTCGCCCCTGGTGTGCCTGTTGGATCGCATCGTGCACGCCCACGTCGCTGTCGTCTATCTAACCGCCTGAAGGATTACTCCATGGACCTCGCCGGATACGGCAACAACGCGCCGAACGTCGTCATCACGCGCCCCGCCGACAGCCGCGTGTTCGGAGGTGTAGACACGTGGGGCAAGGATTGCTCTTCGCCAGGGGCTGGCGACGGCACCGGCATCAGCGCCGGCTTCATGAACGGGATGCTGGCCCAGTATCGCGCGTTGGTGCGCGGCAACGGACAGACCGCGGCGCTGTCCAACGTCGTGACGGAAGATAATTCCGACGACACCATGGCGCTGAAGGCGATCCAGCACCTGATCCAGCGCGGGCAGGCGAGGTTCGCGGTCGATAGCGGAGCGGCTGATGCGCTGGTGGTGGCGATGACGCCGGCGCTTGCCGAATACAAGGTGGGAACTTCGCTGAAGGTACTCGTGGCGCATGATGGCGCCGGTGCGCCGGCGACCATCAACTGCAATGGGCTTGGTACGAGGCCGATCGTTCGCAAGGGGGGCGCGCCGCTACAGCGCAGGGATATGCTCGGCGGCGCGATACACACCTTCGACTATGACGGCGCCTCATTCCAGCTCGATATGCCGGCGGCGTTCAGCAACGCCTCGCTATTGGTGACTTCAAGCGCTGTCTTAAATCTCACCTTGCAGCACCGCGCAATCGCGCTGTTCCGAACGGTGTCGCCTGCGCCGCAAAACATCAACCTTCCGGCAGGCGCCGGCAGCGGTCAGACCATCATCATCGAGGATGTCGCCGGCAACATGCACGATTGTCCGGTCGATGTCTATGCCCCGGCGGGCGAGAGCATCGGGCAGGCGGCGCTCTATCATATGAACCAAAACTTTCAAAGCACCACGTTCCGATTTTACACCGATGGGACTATTCGCATCTGGAGCCGTTCATGAAAAAGTCACTTAACGCCTTCGTCGGTTTGCTGCTGGCGCTTATCGTTTCGACCCTACCAGCCGTTGCGTTCGAGGCGCAAAGCACATGGGCCGAAGCGGTCGGTGGCAGCGCAAATGCACAGACGATCATTATCTCCAATGTGCAAACCTTCAGCGACGTGCTGGGCGTCCCGCTGCGATATGTTCCGATTGTCGACAATAACGGGCCCGCGACCATCAGAATTAACGCGTCCTTTACGGCTGCGGTGCGGCGGCCGTCCAGCATCGGACTTGTTGCACTGTCTGGCGGCGAACTGCAGGCCGGCGTCACGACCACCATCATGTACAACGGGTCGACATTCGAAATTCTAGGTCCGGTCGACATGACACCGATCGGCCGCACCGTCGAGTTTCGAGGCGCTGCGACGCCGCGTGGCGCGATGATCGAGGATGGTAGTTGCGTGTCGCGCGCCACCTTCGCGGCTTTATTTGCCGTGATCGGCACGACCTATGGCGTTTGCGACGGATCGACCCTGTTTGGATTGCCCGATTCGCGAGGCACCGTGTTCGGCGCGCTCGATACGCAGGGGCTGAACGGCGCGGCCAACCGCATCACGGTTGCGGGCAGCGGCTGCGATGCGACCGGCGTTGGGCTGTGCGGCTCGCAGAATCGGAGCATCTCCACGACTTATCTTCCTGCAAGCGGGCTAAGTGTCCCTGGCCTCAGCATTCCTGGCCTCAGCGTTCCGGGCCTCAGCGTTCCTGGCCTCAGCGTTGCTGGCCTCAGCATTCCGGGCCTCAGCATTCCGGGCCTCAGCATTCCGTCGCTATCGGTCTCGGCCAGTTTCAATCAGAACGCGCTTTCTGTGCCGGTTCAGGGGTTTGCGCAAACCGGATCTGCAGTCCCTACCAAAATCTCTCAGGGCAGTAATAACGGCGGCTTGTTCTCGCTGGCGCTGGACAGCGCGACAATCAGCGTTCTTGGCACGACGGGCGGAGGCACGACGGGCGGAGGCACGACGGGCGGAGGCACGACGGGCGGAGGCACGACGGGCGGAGGCACGACGGGCGGAGGCACGACGGGCACCAGCGCCACGGGCGGAGGCACGACGGGCAATATGGGCTCAGGCACCGCATTTCCGGTGCTCAACCCGATCTCGTTCGGTCGCCGCGCGATCAAATACTGAATCGGATTTTATAAACCATGGCCGGCTCGATTATCGTCCGCCACACGCGGCACGTCGACCTTGAAGATAGCGAGGAAGCCGCCGCGGCGGGCGAGCTGCTGCCCTCCGATTGGAACGGCGATGACGCCCACGAGGTTGTTGGCGCCGCGCCGCTCGACAGTCCGGAATTTGTCAACGCGCCGACGGCGCCGACGCCGGCGACCGATGATACTTCGCGGCGGCTCGCGACCATGGAAGCCGTGCATGCGGTGGTGGCGGCATCGCGGCTAACAGTCGCGCCAACGTTGATCGGAATTGCGCAATCGCCTTACACGGTGCTGTCGAGCGACACGGTCATCTTCGTCGATTCATCCGGTGGTCCAGTAGTGATCAACCTACAGCCTGCTGCAGATCGTGCGGCGCTCGATGATCCGCCGCTGGCGATTAAGGATGTAGCGACTGCTGCGATCAACAACATCCGGATCAACCCGAACGGCGTCGAGACAGTTGAGGGTCTTCCGTACCTTCCGATCAACGCCAACTACGGCGGTTTCAAGCTTTATCCCGCAAACGGCAAATACGTGATCCTACCATGATGAAACTCAAATCATTATTCGCGGGGGCCGTTCTCGGTTGCCTGTTCACCGCGGCTGCGCTTGCGCAAGGCGTCGGGCAACTCGACAGCGGCCAGTTGTGGGGCCAACCGAACGCATCGCGGGGCCCGGCGTCGCCAACGACGATTTCGCAACTTGCGCAGCTCGGCGTTCTCACCACCTATTACGTCAACGCCAGCGCGCCGAACGATGCCAACAGCTGCCTCAGTGCTGGCGCAGCATGCAAGACGCTGCAGGGCGCCTGGAACAAGGCGGCGGTCTCCAATTACGGGCTTGGCGGCGCTGCCATCCAGGTCGCCGACGGAACCTATAGCGCCGGCTTATTGGCCGCAGGAACCTGGGCCGGGGCTGGGCCCGTAGCGATTGTCGGCAACAACACCACGCCGTCCAACGTGGTGATCAACGTCACCGGCAACAACGCGATCAAGATCAAGAACGCTTATGTCACGATCAGCGGAATCAAGTTCATCACTGCAGCGTCGTTTGGACAGGTGGTTGCCTACGACGGCGGCGATATCTCGATCTCGAACGTAGAGTTTTCCGGCTCCACGGGACAGCACATCACCGCGGTCAACGGTGGACGCGTGCACATCACCGGCAACTATAAGATATCGGGCGGCGGGGAATCTCACTGGCACGCCAACACCGGCGCCCTTATCGAAGTGCTCAACAGCGCCGTGATCACGTTGACCGGAACGCCGGCATTTTCTGCGTATTTTGCCGGCGCGGCCTATGACGGCAAGATAGTTATCGGAGGTGGTGTCAGTTTCAGCGGCGCCGCGACCGGTCCCAAATGGCTCGCTCATAACTTCGGCAAGATCGACACCTCTGGCCTTGGTTGCTCGAGCCTGCCAGGCAGCATCCCCGGTAGTTTCTCCGACACTTGGGGGCTTTGCGATGGCCTGTTCTCCGGCGTCAACGGACTTGCGGCCGGCGCGCCGCTTCCGGCCGATGCGTACTTCACCGGCAACGCCAACACCGCAGCTTCCGCCGCGCTTCCGTTCTCGGCGCAGTTTCATACTGTAGGAGCCAACAACGCCACTGCCGGCGTGGCTTGCGATGCCTACGGAACGTTCCCCGCTTTTTGCTTCGATCTATCCCGGTTCGCTTTCGGGACCGCCACGACGCCGCTGCCCGTAACTTCGTCTGCGTACATTAAAACGATCGCAGGCGCGTCTTACGACAGCACCCTAGCTTATGGGATCAACGCAGCAATTGATCTGCTCACCGCCAATGGCCAAACCAACACCGATCACGGCGGCTTCATAAGCCTCAGGGCTGTAAAGCCGGGCACAACTCCTCTTGTCGAGATCAACCGTTTCGAGAATTCCGGCGTCTCGTTTTTTGGCACAACCTCAGGAGCGGTGAAGGTCGCGGCTCCGGCTGTATCCGGCTCCAATGTTATGACGCTGCCGGCGGCAACCGATACGTTCGTCGCTAGATCGACCCCTGACACGCTGACGAACAAGTCGATCAGCGGATCGACGAACACGCTCTCGAACATCGTAAGTGGTTCGCTTTCAAATACCGGGGTAACCGCCGGCTCTTATGGCTCCGCTACGCAGGTTGGCACGTTTACCGTCAACGCGCAGGGCCAACTCACGGCAGCTGCGAACGTCACTATCACGCCGGCGATAGGCAGCATCACGGGTATTGCCGCCGGCTGTTCGACATGGCTTGGAACGTCATCGAGCGCCAACCTAGCAAGCTGCCTTACTGACGAAACCGGTAGCGGTCCCGCCGTGTTTGCCAACTCGCCAGCGCTCGGCGGTGCGCCGACGACGACGACGGCGGCCGTTGATACCAATACGACGCAAATAGCTTCTACAGCATTTGTGTTGGGCCAGTCGGCGGCGGCAACCCCTGCGGCGGTCACAAACACCGCGGCGGTCGGTACTTCGACGCGATATGCTCGCGCTGATCACGTCCACGCCTATGAAGGCACCGCATGGACAGCTTACTCGCCGGCGGTCACGGGCGGCGGCGGATCATGTGGCGCTTGCAGTGTCGCTGCTACAGGCCGCTCTAAGCAGATTGGGAAGACCATGGTTGCGGAGACCACTGTCGCGATCACGGCGATCGGTAGCTGGTCAGGTGCACTTATAGCCACGCTGCCAGCAGCTTCAGCATCTGCTCTGAATGCAGGTATTTGTTTTGAATCCTCTGTGACGGGAAAGAGCGGGGCTTCTTTTGCAGGTGGCGGAGGAAGCACATTTTCGACGAGGGACGCCGCTGCTGGTTCATGGTGGGTAAACGGATATGTTGTCACCTGCACGATAACTTACGAACTTCCGTGAGCGTCTGAATTCCCGCGCCTTGCAAGCAAACCAGCCGCCTTCGGGCGGCTTTTTGCTGTGCATGGGTATAGGGCACGTGTTCGCGTCTTATTCTCCACGAGGAAACCCGATATGACTGATCTCGTCGCGCTGCAAAAGGCAAACGACCAGCGCTGGCATGATGCCCATATCACGCGGGGCACGGCGTTTAATGCCGCTGCAGCTAAGGCGTTCAAGAACAAGTCGCGCTATGTCGATGTTGTCCGGCGCTGTCGCGCGCTCGGCTCGAACATGCCGGATGAGGCATGGGTATTCATCGCGGTTGTCCACAATCGAGAGTCCTCGATGGACTTCACCACACATCTTGGACAGGGCGATCCGCTCAACAAGAAAACCACTCACGTTCCTGAGGGCCGCGGCCCGTTTTTTGGTCCGGATGCGTTTGAGCAGGGCGCGGTCGATGCGCTGGTTTACTGCGCGCCGCGCGCGGCGGTGGCCAACAAGGATTGGTCGGTCTCCGGAATGTTGACCTATGCGGAGCGGTACAACGGGCTCGCCTACGCGAACGTCCACACGGCGCAATATCCGAATGGGGCGCCAAGCCCGTACATCTGGGCGGGGACCAATGAGTATGTGAGCGGCAAGGTGTTGGTCGATCACGGTCCCGTCGTATGGAGCACGGTCGACCCGCAGCTCGGCTGCGCCGGTCTCTTGCTTGCGATCGATGCGCTCGATGACGGGGTGAACTTTGGCGCGCTCCCTCGCATCCCAAGCGTGCCGCTGCAGCCGTCGCTACCGGCGCCCGATCTCGTTCCGGTCAATGGCGTGTTCGACGCGGTGTGGCTGCAGACATCGCTCAACAATCTCGGAGCGACGCCGCGATTGAGTGTCGACGGCATCAATGGAGCCGGCACGCGTACCGCGGTCCGCGCATTCCAGGACAGTCACGGTCTGATCGTCGATGGGATCGTTGGCCCCGCGACGATCGCGGCGATCAAGGCCGCGCTGACTCCTGCAGGGGCAGTCATTCCAAAACCGCCCGAAATCAAGTTGCCGCCGCCCGGCCAGGTGCGAACCGATCTCGCGCCTACGTTCTGGGGCCGCGTCAAGAATCTTTTCAAACCGAAGGGGACCTAAACATGAAAATGGGCGATTGGGGCCGGGTTCTCGTTTCGATTCTCGTCGTTGCGGGATTTATCGGCGTGACGGTCATCTACATGACGCGCAAACTCGACGGCAATCCGGTTCCGGAAATCCTGTCGATCCTGCTGGGGTCGCTGGCCACGAATTTCACGACCGTCGTAGCCTACTGGATGGGATCATCGTCCGGATCGACGTCAAAGGATGTCACGATCGAAAACATGTCGGCGAAGGTGCCGGCCGTTGCAACCCTCCTTGGTGGGTTTCTGATCGCAGCCGTCGTCTCTAAAGCTTATTTGGTGCTCGCATGATTACCGGCATCGTCGCAATCCTTGGGGCCATCACCGGGATGGTCCCCGCCATCATGCAATGGCTAACGCTGAAGGCCAACAATGCCCAGCAACTCGCTCTCGCCCAACTCCAGATGCAAGCTGCTAAGGAAGGCGGCGCGCTACAGATTGATCTTGCGAATTCTCAGGCTGATATCAAGCAGGCAGACCATATTTATGAGTTTGCAAGCGGCGCTTCTGGCAACCGTTTTGTGGACGCGCTGGCCATATTTGTCCGACCCTACATCACCCTTATTTTCTTTCATCTCTGGATTTTTCTAGAGGTGTGTCTCGCGGTCTACGGCGTCAACAGCGGTTATGATCTGGGCCAGCTCGCCAAACTGGTATGGGACGACAACACGTCCGCCATCTTCGGCGCCATCATGGGGTTTTGGTTCGGCGACCGCATGATGATGCGCGGCGCGCAGCGCATGGCGGCGACGCTTGCGGTATCACCGACGGTCACGGCTACAGCGAAGAAATAACGAGGCGGGCCGCCGTGTCGCGTCAACGGCACGGCGACCCTAACCGCCACGATGGAGCTAAACCATCACGACGGCTGGGAATGTTCCTAGCGGGAAATCCTTAAGGGCTGGGAAACGGAAAATTGAATGTGGGAACCATCTGTCATCGTTGCCCTCGTTGTCGGAGTGGTAGCCATTCTAGGCAACATCATTTCGGTTACGGTTTTTGTGGTCAAACTGGGCGGGAAGATCGACCTGAACCACACATCTTTGACCGGCGAAATCCGCGTGATGAGTACGCGCGTCGGCAATGTCGAAACCAGCCTTACTGATCTGAAAAATACCGATCGCCGCCTTTCCTTGGTTGAGGACAGACAAGGTCAGCTCGCGAAGCGACAGGGTAACATGGAGCAAGACAATCTCCTGATCCGAGATGACTTGGGCAAGCTGCATCAGGGATTGGATCGGCACATCGCGTCGTTGCAGCGGTTCAACGACACTCAGTTTACAAAAACATAGGCGGGGCTCTTGCCCCTACGGGGGCAATAAATGACCGGCTCGGAAATTGCGCAGATTATTCTGTCGATTGCAACGCTCGTTACGGCGTGCGGCGGGGTTGCAATCGGTTTGCGAAACTCCCGTCGTATCGAGGATGTTCACAAGGCCACAAACGGCATGGCCGCCAAACTGGCTGAAGTGACGGGCGAGGTGAAGTATGCCGAAGGCGTGACGCAAGGCGAAGAGCATCCGCGCCTGCATCGTAAAAATCATCACGAGTAGGAGCCGGTGCCGTCCTTGCGGATGAAATGCCCCTTCGCCGGCATTGGCATGGGGCGACGGGCATGGCAATGGCGCAGCTCAATGCGGGAGCCGCCAGACCCGCCAAGGTGAATCTCATTGTTGAAGGAGAAGAATAAAAATGTGGCCGTTTAGGACAAAGGCTTGGCTCCCGCCAGCGGATACCGGACCAGCTTCGTTTGGCGATGATTGGACCGCCAGCGAGATTGACTACGTATCGAAGGCTATTCGTAGCCACGGACAGCCTGAAAGCGAAGGCTTCCGACGCTTTGCTAGGGTCGCGCTAAATACGATGCGCGGCGGCTCTGCGGTTGAGCTAGTGGCCCGTGCAATGGAGGAAAGCGCCAATCCCGGCAGCGGCCAGGAGGGCCCGATCTTAGGCAACCACTACATGCGCGGAATGCCGCGCTGGTGCATGTGGGTCGAGTACGCAAGGCCAGCGGTCGCGGCGATCATTGCGCGGTCGAGAAAACCAAACACAGGCGCTTGAGCCATGCACAAGCCCGCCGCGCTCGTCCTCGCGATCGCATTGCTATGGCCGCTGACTGGCCATGCGGACGATCTCCCGTGTCCGCCGAAATACTATTTCTGCTGGCAAGCGAAAATAGTTTTCAACAAATACGGCGTGTCTCGCGTCGTCGCGAAGGCAAGGGCGTGCGGATGGAATAAGAGCGAGATCGCAGAGGCGTTGGAGTGCCTCAAATGAAATCGAAGTATCTCGGATGCTGGATCGTCATCGTCCCGTTCATTGCGGTGATCCTATTCATCGTCGCAGCAAATGCTCACGACAGCGGCCAATGGGACAACAGCGACCCGGCCATCCGGCAATGGTATCAGGACCTCAAGCAGCCGGACGTTCCGACCGCGTCATGTTGCGGCGAAGCCGACGCCTATTGGTGCGATGACTATTATGCGAGGGACGGCCGTGCGTTCTGCAGGATCACGGATGGTCGCCCCGATGCCCCGCGACATCGCCCGCATGTCGACGTCGGAACGGAAATCGAAATCCCTCCGAACAAGCTGAAGCACGATCGCGGCAACCCGACCGGGCACGGCGTGGTGTTCTTGAGCCGGGGCGGGTTTGTGTATTGCTATGTGCAGGCGGGCGGGGCGTGATGGGCGCTCATCCGGTTTGTGAGACGTGCAAGTGGTACGACCACAACGCAAACTTTGCGCCCAAATGCTGGTCTATGCCGGGTCGATCCGCCACGGCTTGCCGGAGAGATGGTCCCGCACGGAAGTAAAGAACGTCCCGAACCGCAGCATGCGGTCTGGCCAATCACCTTTTGGGAAGATTGGTGCGGCAAGCACGAACTCCGCGACAAGAGGTATGCAAGACATCAGGGGAGACGGTGAAGTGAATTACGAACAGGCCTTGGAGCGCGCGAAGACCACGCCCGTGATGCGGCCGCACTGGCATTGGGTTTGGCTCACCTTCGAGAAAGGGCAACATCTGCTCTTGCATGACGACGGCGCGGTTGAGGCTTGGCGTCCGGCGAGAGGCGATCGCGAGGCGACCGATTGGTGCGATGCGCCGCGCAGTCCGGACGAGCCGTGAGCGTTCTCTCTGAGCGAGGCCGCATATTTGAATGGTTCTCCTGGTCGCATTGGGGGATGTTTCGAGAGCCGTTGTTGACGTGCCCAGAGATCATGTTATGGGGCATGCAAGATGTTGCCGACGAAGATATTGAATATCTAGATTGATGCTGCCCTACGCGACGATCATCGTCGGCTGTTTCACGCAGTACCTCGTCAAGGTCTCCTGGCAAGACGTCGACTTCCTGATGCAGTGGCCATGGACCTATGCCGTGTCGCATCCGCGCCATGGCGGCCTGGTCTATGCGCGGCGCTCGGTCTGCGAAGGCGGGCGCAACGTCACGGTCCTGATGCATCGCCTGATCATCACGGAACGGATGGGACTGGAACGTCCGTCGGACAAGCACTTCGTCGACCATGAGAACGGCGACAGCCTCGATAATCAGCGAGAGAACGATCAAGGCCTGCAGCAGCTGCGCTGGCTCACGCCGAAAGAGAACATGGCCAACCGGCGCGGCATTCGCGCGGTCCCGGCCGTGGCGGCGTTCCGGTCGGGGTTGAGCGATATTCCGTTTTGAAAATTGTTGCGGCGTACTGTTAGACTGTACGCGAATGGCGAGAATGGTGGCCCTGAGGTGAGTTGAAAGAGCGGCGGGGTCGCAGCTATAAGCCCGAAGCCGGATGGCCGCAAAAGCGAGGGGCGATGGACAGGGCATTTAGGGACAATGCTTCGCTTAGAGGCAGCGACCCGTCCGCACGAACCGCAGTCCGATAGCGTAACCGGATCGACGGCAGCATGGTTGCCGCAGCAAGCCTTCAGTTTTCTCTTTTCTCGATGACGTGATACGCAAACGCCACGCCTTCCGGATCGTGAACCTCGAACCACTCATCCGCAGCATCCGATGTTGCAAACACTTTGAGGTGGTCGACGTCGCCGACCTGCTTTGAGGTGTCGACGTAAATCCAGACGGTCATTTCACGATCCTGTAAGCCTTGGCGCGCTTGCGCGGTCGTTCCATTTCCTTCGGCGGCGCGTCGCGATGCACCCAGCGCCCTACGGCTATTCTAGCATGCATCATCAGGTCCGTGCCGTTTGCTGCGCCCAATACGGCTCTGAGCGCGTTGGCCAGCATCAGCCGCTTGTGTCCCGCCTTCGGCAATCCGAACGTCGCCAGATAATGCCGCGCGTCGTCAAGGGTTTTGATCTTGCCGCCTTCCGGCGTCTCAATCGTATCGTCGAAGCGCCGTTTCCAGTTCTCAGCCACGGGGCCGATCACCATACCGGCCGCCTGCATCGATCGCAGCGGATCGCCGCAAAATCCTCATCCTCCACCTCATCAAAATACATGGAATGCCGGCAAAAACTACACACCGCCAGCATCAGGCCATAGGCGCGCTGAAGACCTGGAGCGCGATAGCGACGCTGTGGCCGGTAGCGCAAGGAGTTCTGCTTGCTGATCTCCTTGTTTAGCGGAACACTTCACACTACAAGAAGTCACCGCGTGGCTAGACGCCAGGTCCGCCACCACCGATGCCAGCACGAAGGGGGATGGGAATGGGTGAGGTCGATATTGATCAGGTCCGCGAGACGTTTGAGCAGGCCAACTTTGTTCTGCAAGGCAAGTCGTTTGCTGTATCGGTCGCCGCGCTGCAGGACTTGCTTTCGGCTGCGATCTGTTATGCGGCTCCGACAATGGATGAGGCGCTGAGCCTGACGGAGGATTTGTGCAAAGACATTCTGGCGACCGTCGCGAAGAATTACGAGCACTATCATAGCCAGCGCGCAACTGACGTTGCGCCAACCTGAGGGCCGGGCATGACCCAACCCACAGCGCGCCCGATGAGGGGTGAGACGATGGAAACCCGATGGCATCGGTTCCGGCATTATCCGGACAGATGGTCGAACTTCGATCAGGTCGAGAAATGCGAGAAGCCGGCTTTCCGCCCAACGCGATTCTGAACGCGTCGAACGCCATGCAGATCGCGAATGATTGTGGTTCCTAAAGTTTGTTGCGGGCTGCCTTTGCCGTCTCAACCTCCCTGTCCTGCAATGGAACGAATATAACACATCCCATGCCCCGCGTCGTTCACTACGTCGGCTTTCGCGATGACCGCTACTGGAATGCGTTTCGCATCTTCGGCGGGCCACGCGTATTCCACAGATGGTGGGACCGCAGGGCGGCGCGAGAGATTGCGCCGGACGATATCGTGATCTTTGCAGAAGGCGATTGGCGGCAAGAGCCGCGCAAGTTCAACGCGCCCGATCTCGACGAATAGCAGCTGCGCGCACCGCCGCATTGACCTTGTCGCGGTCCCGCCGGTCTTCCTCCGATAGCGCCATCACCGGCCCATGTATTTCAACCGGGATGGTCAAATAGCTTTCGGGCGGCTTGTTGGCCCATTCCCAGAATTGGTCGAAGGGGTCTTTCATTTCAAAATCCTGTAAGCCTTGGCGCGTTTGCGCGGCCGTTCCACCTGTTTCAGCGGCGCGTCGCGATGCACCCAGCGCCCGACGGCAATGCGCGCATGCATCATCAGGTCCGTCCCGTTGGCCGCGCCCAGCACGGCGCGCATTGCGACGGCGAGCATATCCCGTTTCTTCGGCTGGCGCGGGACGTGAAACGTGACCAGGTAGTGCCTGGCGTCGTCAAGCGTCTTGATCTTGACGCCGTCCGGCGTCTCGATGGTGTCGTCGAAGCGGCGGTTCCAGTTCTCAGCCACAGGTCACCATACTGGCCGCTTGCAGCGGTCGCAGCGGATCGCGGCAAAGTCCTCAACGTCGTCAAAATACATCGAATGCCGGCAGGATCCACAGACCGCCAGCATCAGGCCGTAAGCCCGCCGCAGGTCCTGCTCGCGGTAGCGCCGCGGCGGCCGGTAGCGCAAGACGTTCTGGAATCCGAGTTCCTTGGCTCTGGCTTTCCGCATGCCACCTGAAATCGGGGTAGGGGCGTCGCGTAAGTCGCGCTCGAGCGCCAGCCGTTCGCCGGCTTCCACGTCAACCAGGTGCGCGAACGGGATGCGGGCGTAGGGCTGGCGTCCGATGAAGCGGACAGGGCGGTTGGTGGCGGGCAT